CGGCGGCAGTATCCGTGCTATTGGTTCTCCAATCCGCAAGGGCGATGCTTACCATACAGGTATTATCCCTTTCTACAAGATGTTTCAAGCAGCAACAAAGTCATGCAGCCAAGGCGGTGTGCGTGGCGGAGCAGCTACAATTTATTATCCTATTTGGCATTTAGAAGCAGAAGAAATGCTTGTGCTAAAGAACAACAAAGGCACAGAAGAAAATCGTGTGCGTCATATGGACTATGGTGTACAGTTTAACAAACTAATGTATGAAAGACTTGTTACAGGCGGCGATATAACTCTTTTCTCGCCTAGTGATGTACCGGGCTTGTATGATGCGTTCTTTGCAGACCAAGATAAATTCCGTGAGCTATATGAAACAGCTGAACGTAATACACGACTACGCAAAAAAACTATTCCCGCCGCACAACTATTTGGTAGCTTTATGGAAGAGCGTAAGAACACAGGTCGTATCTATCTACAGAATGTTGATAATGCTAATGACCACGGCGCATTCCTTCCTGACGTTGCACCTATTAAACAATCAAACTTGTGTGCAGAGATTGACTTACCAACAAAGCCATTAAAGAGTTTTGATGACCCTGATGGTGAAATTAGTTTGTGTACGCTGAGTGCAATCAACTGGGGTAATGTTAGAACTCCGGCAGACTTTGAACGTGTAGCAAAACTAGCAGTACGTGGACTTGATGCACTACTAGATTACCAAAACTATCCTATCCTAGCAGCACAGTTATCTACAGAGAAACGCCGTCCTTTAGGCGTTGGTATTATTAACTTTGCATATTGGTTAGCCAAGAACGGTCTTGATTATCAAAATATCGATGCTGAAGGGTTAGCAATGGTAGACGAGTATGCAGAAGCATGGAGTTACTATTTGATTAAAGCAAGTGCAGACCTAGCAGCAGAAGTTGGCGCACCAAGTGGCAACATGGAAACAAAGTACGGACACGGTATTACACCTAACCAAACGTATAAGAAAGACTTAGACGAGTTGGTGCCGCATGTTGAGCGTATGGATTGGGATGCACTTAGAGCACAGCTAAAAGATACAGGCATTCGTAACTCAACACTAATGGCACTTATGCCAAGTGAAACAAGTGCGCAGATTGCAAATGCAACCAACGGCATTGAACCTCCACGTAGTTTGATTAGTGTGAAGCAATCAAAGCACGGTGTTCTTAAACAGGTTGTACCAGAGTACAAGCGTCTAAAGAACAAGTACGACCTACTGTGGGATCAGCAATCGCCAGAAGGTTACTTAAAAATTATGGCAGTGTTGCAGAAGTACATCGACCAAGGCATCAGTGTAAACACAAGTTACAATCCAGTGTTCTATGATGATGAAAAGATTCCAATGAGTACAATGCTACAACACATGCTTATGTTTTATAAATACGGTGGTAAGCAACTGTATTATTTTAACACACACGATGGTCAAGGCGAATTAGATATCAACAAAATGATGGGTGCAGAAGCTTTACCAGAACTTGAATCAGCTGACGTCGAAGACGAATATTGCGAAACCTGCGTTATCTAGTTGACAAACTAGAAAACATATGCTATAACTTAAAAAAAGGATACACACATGAGCGTTTTTGATACAACAAATAAAACTGATCACACAAAGGTTCTAGCGTTTTTGGATCCGTCGGGCGGTCCGACTATCCAACGCTACGATACACTAAAATATAAGAGCTTTGACGGGCTAACTGATAAGCAACTTGGTTTCTTTTGGCGACCAGAAGAAGTTGATGTAACCAAAGACAGCAAGGACTTTAAAGCACTTACTGACCACGAGCGTCATATCTTTACAAGTAATTTGAAGCGTCAGATCCTGTTGGATAGTGTACAAGGTAGAGCACCAGTAGAAGCATTTGCTCCTATTGTGAGCTTGCCAGAGATTGAGAACTGGATCCAGACATGGACATTCAGTGAAACAATTCACTCACGTAGTTATACACACATTATTCGCAACGTATACAGCAACCCTAGTAAAATCTTTGATGAACTAATGGACATTGAAGAGATTGTAGATTGTGCTGGAGATATCTCAAAGTACTATGACGACTTAATTGAGCAAAGCATGTGGTACAACTTGTTAGGCGAAGGCACTCACACAGTCAATGGTAAAAAGAAAACAGTTGATTTATATGAACTAAAGAAAAACTTGTGGCTTACACTAATGAGTGTAAACATCTTAGAGGGTGTGCGTTTCTATGTATCATTTGCGTGTAGTTGGGCATTCGCTGAACTAAAGAAAATGGAAGGCAATGCTAAAATTATTAAACTAATTGCTCGTGATGAAAACTTGCACTTGGCAAGTACACAAATGCTACTAAAGATTCTTAAAACAGACGACCCAGACTATGCTAAGATTGCAAAAGAAACAGAAGCTGAATGTATTCAGATGTTTGTAGATGCAGTTGATCAAGAGAAAGCATGGGCAAAGTATTTGTTTAAAGACGGCTCAATGATTGGTTTGAATACTGAACTACTAGGACAGTATATTGAATGGATTTGCACACGTAGAATGACTAACGTAAATCTAAAGTCGCCTTATAGTGTAAAGAATAACCCACTGCCGTGGACACAGAAATGGATCTCAGGTGCAGATGTACAAGTTGCTCCACAAGAAACAGAGATTACAAGTTATGTTTCAGGTGGCACAAAGCAAGATGTTGAAGCAGATACATTCAAAGGCTTTAGTCTATGATTGAGGTATGGGGTAAAGAGAATTGTGTGTTTTGCAACAGGGCAAAAAGCCTATGCGAAACACGGCAGTACGAGTACACCTACAAACAATTAGACGTAGACTTTACTAGAGAACAAGTTTTTGAAGTATTTCCAAATGCTAGAACATTTCCTCAAATTACAGTCGGTGGCAAAGCAGTTGGCGGCTATGATGAATTTGTAAAATACTTAGAAGATACTGGATATAACGGAACAGGGTATACTTTATAATGGCACTTCGTAAACCTCGAGCAACAAAAACTAAGATGAAAGTTGCTGCAAAACGAGCAACAAAAATTACTAAAAAGCGTAAAAAATAAATGGCATTCCTGTACAACGACAAGGGCGTACTGTTTTTCTTTAACAAGTGTGGCACTACTATGTTGCGACATACAGTGTCAAAAGACTATGTTTGGGTCGAGCATGATTCGGCTTATCCAGCAGCAGGAAGAACTAGTGTAAAAGAATATATGAGGCGCACTCCAAACAGAAAGCCAATGTATATTTTAGTTCGCGATCCAATAGAAAGATTTATTAGTGGTTACTGGCACTACTGGAGGCATTGGAATCACAATTTTGACAGGACAAAATATTTTGTAGATAATCGCCATCTGCCTTCTAAACTAGTAACTGAATACACATTTGATGTACATATGAATTTAGTAAAACAATATGATAATGTAAAACTTGCTGATTTTAAAAGAAATCCAGCATCGCCATTGGCACATGATTCTGCTTTCTTTCGACACTGTGTACACGATATTGGCGATGAATATACCGATGATATGGAAATAGTAAGACTAGGTACAAAAAGTAAGAATCCGTTTCTCAAGACATTATTAAGTACTACTAAATTTAATGCAAAAGACGGCCCAGGAAACCATTACAACTACCCAGATTTAGAAATAAGTGACGAACACTTAGAATACATACAAAATAAGTTTAAAAAAACAAAAGAAAGATTTGGATACGAATGATTATCGAAGCACCATACAAAACAAACGATACAATTACAATCAAAACAACCAGCGGCGACGAAGTTGTTGCACGTTTTGTTGAAGAAAACGACAAAACTATTACAGTTAGTAAGCCCCTTGCACTAATGGCAACACAGCAAGGAATGGGTCTAGCACCATTTGCATTTACTATTGCACAGGATGCAAAAGTACCGATAAATAAGAGTACAGTGATGTTTGTGTGCAAAACAGAACCAGAAATGGCCAAACAATATATGACTAGCACCACAGGCATTCAAATGGCCTAGGAGTATAAATGCCTCAGTTAGTTACTGACAAATATAAACATGTAGGACACGCAAGTCCTACTCCAAATCCTTTCCACCAAACAAAATATGTTGCCTCACAAACCAGCGTATTTGCTGGATTAGGTAACGTAATTAGAGATGGAGATGCAACATCATGTGGCGATCCAGTAGTAGGCACAAGTCCAAACGTATACTGCGAAGGCGAACTTGTTCATAGATCAGGCGATGCCACAGGAGGACATGGTAGTTTTCCAGCAAACTCGGCTCTCAACGGTGTTGCGTCTGTGTTGGTAAATGAATAATGGCAAATCCAAACTATGCTAGTTTACTGGCTCAGATTGCAGTAGAAACCGATCCAGGAATTAAAGCAAGTTTGATAGCTCAGACCTATGTGTTTAACACAGCACTAACCGAAGCTGAAATAGAGCTGTTTGAGTATACAACATCTAATTACATCGAAGACAATCCTGGTGTAGTTGGAAATTCTCTAAATTCATATGTGGGTAAATACTACAATGATAACGGAGAACAAACATAATGGCTGTAACAAAACGTTCTACTAAAGGTTCGGCGTTAACCTATACAGAAATGGATGATAATTTTGATGCTATTGCACCTCGCACAAGTGTAAGTGGTTCTGTACAAATTCCAATTGGTAGTACAGCAGAGCGTGATAGTTCTCCTACTTTAGGTTCTTTAAGATATAATAATACACTTAATTTATTTGAAGGGTATACTAGTGTAGGATGGGATCAACTTGCAGCTACTCAAGCAAGCGGCGAGATAAATCAAAATGCTTTTAGTACCTTTGCAGTTTCTGGGCAAACAAATATTGATGCAGATAGTAAAACAGATACAATCACTTTAGTAGCTGGAACAAACATCTCTATCTCAACAGATTCTGCAACCGATAGTATAACAATCACAAATGGTTTTACACAAGATTTTGCATTCAGTAGTCTCACAGGAGTTCCTACGGATGTAAGTGCATTTACAAATGATGCTAACTATATTAATTTAACAGAGATTAGTGTAACAACAAATGCAGTAGGAACAGCAGCGTTATCCTACGACAACACTACTGGCGAATTTGATTACACTCCGCCCGATCTAAGTAGTTATTTAACTAGTGTGGCTTTTGCCGATTTAACAAGCAAGCCCACAACTTTAGCAGGATTTGGTATCACTGACGGAGTTAATCAAGCAAATATCGATAGTGCTATTGCTAATGTAATTGATAGTGCTCCTGGTGCATTAAATACGTTAAATGAACTAGCAGCAGCATTAGGAGACGATCCAAATTTTGCAACTACAGTTATTGATAGGTTTAGTCGTATTGAAGATAATGTTTTTAACATTACAGCAGACGATTCTACTAGCATTAGTATTTCTCGAGGTGAAACATTTAGCATCAAAGGCGGAACTTCTATATCAACAACTAGTGATATAGAAGGTAACATTACTGTTAATTTTAGTAACCCAGGTTACATACAATTAAACAGTTTAAGTTTTATTGCTAGTGCAACCGCAAGTGGATCGGGCAGTGTATCTTATGACAACACTAATGGACAATTTCAATATACACCACCTGACTTGAGCAGCTATCTTACTAGTATAAATGGCGAAAATATAAGCCAGTTAACCAATGATAGCGGTTACATTACAAGCATATCAGGACTTAATAATAGCGATCTAACCAATGATGCAGGATTTATCACAACACCTGTTGCAAATGGCAGTAGTATTACCTTTGCTGATAATGGCAAACTAGCACTAGGTGCATCGGCAGATTTTGAAATATTTCATGATGGCACTGATAGTATTATAAAAGATACAGGAGCTGGCGACGGCTCTGGTACAACAAAAATTATATCCTCTACAACTATTGTCCAATCTTCAGGCGGAAGTAAATTTGCTCAGTTTAAAAGTTCAGCAAGTACATTATACTACGACAATAATGAACGATTAGCAACCAGCAACGATGGTGTTACAATTACTGGTAGTCTAAACGGACACACTCTTCCTACAGGTAGCGGAGGTACCTATGCCTTACTTTCTGATATTTCCGGCGGCGGTGGAGGAGGATATGCAGATGCAAGTGTAGATGCGCATTTAAATACTAGTACTGCAGGCTCAGGTGACGTTTTAGGTTGGGATCCAACTTTAAACAGTAACACCGGCGATTATATTTGGACAACAAAAGGAATCGCTAGTGTAGCTGCTGACATTACTCCACAATTAGGTGGTAACCTTGACGCACAAACATATGATATTACAAGTTTAGGCACAATTAATACTCATAGTATACCAGGTGGAACACCAGGAACCTTTGCATTAACAAGTGACATTATATTTACACCAAGTTCAACTGATACATTAATAAATAAAAGTGGTAACATTAGCCAGTGGACAAACGATAGTAACTATCTTACAAGTGTTGCATTTTCTGATCTAACAGGAACACCAACAACACTTGCCGGATATGGAATTACAGATGGCGGCAGCGGCGATGTTGTTGACGATACATCGCCACAATTAGGCGGTAATCTTGACATGCAAACTTATAGTCTTACTACCTCAACAACTAATGGCGATATTGATATTACTGCAAACGGTGGAGGCAGTATTAATTTAAAGTCTAATGTAACTGAATTTTTTAGCAGCGAAGGCGCAGTGCAATCAACAAAGCTTCTAGATACTAGTAGTGCAAATCATTTTTCTATAACATTAGTCGGCAGTACAACTTTCGTATTTCAAGGATATGCATCTGGAGTTGAGTCTTTTACATTATATCTAAATAGGAGCTCAAGTAATCCAACTTTTAGCATTACTTGGCCGTCTAGTGTATTATGGTCTGGTGGCGTTCAGCCTGACGTGCCAAATAATGGAGAACTGGACATTTATGTGTTTACTACATTCAATGGCACATCTTGGTTTGGGTTTCAAGCCGGAGACGCAATGGCATGATTATAACCAAAATGCTCATGGCAGCATCTGGCTCAACCGGATACAATAGCACTTATGCAATTGTTCCAACAGCTAACAATATCGATGAAGGAAGTGCATTAACGTTCAATGTGACTACAACTAATATATCTGATGGAACCGATCTATACTGGGAAGCAAGTAATCAAAGTGAGCTAGATGACACAGATGGAGTAATAACTATTAACAGTAATGCTGCTTCTTTTACAATTACTCCTACCGCAGACGCTAGTAGCTTTGATGATGATGCAGAAACTTTTAGAGTAGAACTATATACGTACATTCAAAATACACCAGGTACTGATGTTTTAGCAACATCAGTATCGGTTACTATTAATAATACAAGTGTTAATCCAAGACTATATAAAATTTCTACTATCGAGTATCCAAGTATCGGTGTAGGACCTCGACTACATGGCTTAGAAGCTACTGGATTAAAGAGTGTAGGGTCTGGCGGCCTTGGAGAGATCATTTACAATCCTAGTGTTATGCCAAACAATAGAGGATTTCTTGCATCTGCCTCTGCCAACAGCGGCAAACAGTATTATCAATCTAATTTTAGATTTTTTCCAGGCGATACTGATGCAGATCCTGACTGGCTACAAAATCGGCAAGGACTATTTGAATCACAACAACAACAACCCGTGGCTAGTCAGTCTGATATAGGAACACATACAATATATATTGATAGTACAACTATTATAACAGCTAAACTTGGTTCAACACGAAACTATATTAAAAAATACACTCTTAATACTGCATGGGATATTACATCAATTAACACTACACCCACACAGACAACTACTTTTGGTGGTTATGGAATTAGTATTTTTAGCAGCACATTAACATTATTAAAATTTAATAGTAACGGTACTGAATTAATAGTTGGTACAGATGGTACCGGCGGCGGACTATTTAAATATACATTAAGCACAGGCTACGATTTGACTACTATGTCTTCAACACCTACGCAATCAGATACTTCAAGTGAATTCTTTGGCGGTTATATCACCAATGACGGAACAAAAGTAGTTTATTGTAATGACATACAAGATTGGAATTTTAGAACAAGAACTATGAGTACAGGTTTTGATTTAAGCACACTATCAACAGAAACTGTAGTTAGTCACGATTTAGGTGATGTCCATGGAAGTAGATTAATGGTAGGAATGGCATGGAATGAAGAGTTAAATGGTGGTGTGCTTCCAAACGGCGATCCGGCAGGATCTATTTTTTATCTTATCAAAGGGTGGAGCACAGGCAATACACTACATATAGGCGCATTGAGCACACCTTATGATATGAGTACATTGACTTTCCTTCCTGCAAGAGGTGCAAACGAAGCGTTAGGTATAATGACCGGAACTAGGCAGACAAACCTACCAGCTTATTATTTAAACTCAAATGCTTTATTAATGGAAAATAATTTAAACTATAATTCTCCTTCTAGATATTTAAGTTTTTTCAAAGAATACGGCACGGGTACTTTGTTAAGAGAAACATGGAGCTTCAACCAAGACAATTTAGGCACCAGCGGCTTGTCAGATTTTGGTTATAAAGAAAACACCAGTCACAACAGCTGGCCTATGCATGGTATGACTAGTACTACAGATAAGAGGGCTGTTACAATTCAAACCGAAGGCACTGGACAATCCAGAGAGTACCACTTGACATATATATCAAGCGAACCTCCGTCTCCCTTTGCTCCTCTCGGTCCACCGTCTACAAGAAATATTACATCGTGGGTAGAAGATAATGGCCCAGCAGGTGATGCAACATTTAATAGAGCAGCAACGGATGTTATTGATCTTCGTTATAGACAAGATGCAGACGGTAATAATAATATTGACTATAAATTATTTGTATTGTTACGTGATTTTTCATCTCCAGAAATCTATTGGTTAAGACAAATGACTTCAACTAACTCTAGTGTAGAAAATGCAACAGGCGGATGGACTCTTGATACTGGAACTAGTGCGCAGTTTGTAATACCACGTGGAGGAACTCACGAAATACCAGTTGGCGACGATTATCAAATAAATGGCTTTGAGGTTAGTCACGACGGAAAATATATATTATTTGTAACTAATCAACGAAAGTTGCATTTGTTTGAAAATAGCACTCCGTGGGATTTAGGCGGTACTATCACAGCAATAGAAAGTGTAGACATTCCAATGATAGCAAATAACAAACCAGCTTCAATATGGTATAATGGATACGGAACAAAACTATACGTAGCAGACAAAACCGGAGTAGTATACGCATACAATATTGCACTACCTTGGTGATAAACTGGTTGACAACGCAGTCTCCTATGTTATAATAAAGCATAATTTAGGCAAATAGAGAGGCACACATGAAATTATATTTAGATATGGACGGAGTCATTGCTGACTTCTTCGGTGGTATTGAGCGTTTTTATAACATAGCACACTGGAAAGACTTACCAGATCGCGATAGCTCAATCATGGCACTTAAACACACAAACTTTTTTGATACACTTGAGCTGTTTCCAACAAGTCAAGAACTAGTTGATCACTGTAGAGAACTTGCAGGTGACGAGTATGGCATTTGTTCAAGTCCGTTACGTGGAGACAAAGACAACAGTTCGTATCATAAACGTGTATGGCTAACTAGATACGGATTCATGCCGCAAATACATAATCTTATTTTTACTGGGGCTAAAGAAGCATATGCAGTTGATAAAATTACAGGAGAACCAAATATTTTAGTTGATGACAAACCTAGCAACATTGATCGTTGGCGCAACAAAGGCGGTATTGGTATTAGGTATCAAGCAAACCAAGACAGCTTGTTGGACCTAAAGGTTAATCTTAGCAATGCATATACAGGCAAGTAATGGAAAAGAAAAGTCTACACGAAGAGCTTATGCTGGCTGTTGATATCTATATCAAAGAAAGTGAAAAGTTTGAAAGCGGAGTAAAAGCCTCTGCTGTTCGTGCTAGGCAAGCCTTGACTGAAATGAAAGATTTAATATCAGATCGTCGTAAAGAAATTCAAGACAAGAAACGTGATATGTAATAAATAACAGTAGAGGAATTGATAAAATGAACACACTAGCTGATTTAAAAAAATACATTATGAGTAACTATGGCATCCCGCCACACCAGGAGGCAGATGACGAGTTAACCTATCGTGCTATTACGTTTAAAAGAAATGCAATGCAAGGCGTTGCTTTTTACGACCCAGGCGATATGTGGGCAATACAAGTACATGGGCAAACTATTAACTATATGCGAACTGAAGAGCTTGAAAAAGAAATTGATTCAGGTGGAGGTTTGCTCTATTGGTTCTTTCCTGAAGGATCGTAAATCTTTGTTAGCGCCAACAAGCGTGGCTTAGTATAAATATCTTTATGGAAGAACATAAAGAAGCATATCGGTTGTTTTGGATGGTAAAAGGCCATATTCCAGAGAGTGATGCTACAGCATTTCAATCAGCAGATAGCTACTTTAAAAGACTATGGGTCGACGGTTGCAATGGGGCTCCGTTATGTGATTATGAAGAAGGTTTTGAACAAGCATATAATAGGAGATTCCACAATGGTGTCAAAAGAGCTTAACAATCTAGGCGACGAAGATTTGTTGTATATTGAACAATTATTGGCTAAAGAATTAGCTAAAGAAATGGAACAAGATAAACATTGGCAGAGTAAAAATGGTTATCATAGACCCCATCAAAAATCAAGACGCATACTAAGTTGTATGAATGCAATAAAATCACAAAGACACATTTCTAAAGTACGTGCCACTAAGTGGTAATTAAAACTTAATTTTCTTTTTAGCCATTGGAAATATAGGATGTGTGTCAGGGCAACCAGGACATAGAGTACACTGTGGAATTGGTAAGTTATGAGTTCTAAAAAACTTGCGTAGTTTATTCATAGGATAAAATGGATCCCCGTGATTGTACTTTTTTAGTAAGTCAACTGCATCAGGTTCTATACTAAACTGCAAAAATAAATCATCACGCAATGCTGTTAATTGACATTGGTATAACATTCCTTTATGAAAGAAGTTACAAGGACTAAGATCTTCTAAGCAAGTTTTATAGGCTTGAACAGGATCGCTACGATGCATGTACCATGTTTTGTCTTTTATATAATCGATAGCACTTTTTTTAAAGTGATAATTATATTCTATCAATCCGTATATCTGTTCAGTATGCTTATCATAATACTCGTAACCAAGATCCATTTTACGTATTAGATAGTCGTATGGTTCTAATACTTCTTCTAGTTGATTACGTATGTCTTCATACATTGCAGGATCGTGAACAGTTACATTTATAAAGTATCCTTGATCTATAATTTGTCTTGCAACTGTAATCTTGTTACGTAATATAGTGCCGTTGGTTGCTACATAATACTCATCAGCAGTTGGCCATAACCTTTTTAAATTCGTAACCCAATTTAATATGTCTGGATTTGTAAATGGTTCGCCTCCGTGAATAGTTACAGTTTCGATATTAAGTTTTTTACTCCATTCTTTATAGTAATCGGCATAGTCTGCAAATTTTACTTGCCCTTTAAAATTGTAGTTGTTAAAACTTTCGCAGCCTTCACATGTAAGATTGCATGTCATACTGATATTAAAAGCAGCATCGCCTATACTAAATGGTTTCATGCTAATATTTATATCTTCGTGGTTGACATGCTTACAAAACTATGTTATAAATAATATGTTGACGTTGAAGCAACGTAGACACATACTGGACCGCGGGGCAGTACCGCGCTGCTCCACCATAAACATATGAGAGTAGATGCACCTACTTTCCTGTGCATAGGACAAGGGCCGAAAGCCGCAAGTCGTATGTTTATGATGGGGCAGAACTAGGATCGACAGGTGTGAAAGTGAAGTGGAGTTAACCGGATGACTGCGTTATTGGTCAAACTTTATAATTGCAAATAACAATTATGCGCCAGAAATGGCATTAGCAGCCTAAGGGTATGTGGGGGCGGGTACTGCCTAGCAACAGAAGTGCCACTCTAATATAAAGGACGTTTAATGAAATATGTAATTGATATCGACGGTACGATCTGCAAGGAAGTAATTATTCCAGACAGCGGCGGCAAGAAGGATTATGCAAATCATATTCCAATGCCAGAACGCATTGCACGAGTAAATGCATTGTACGATGCAGGACATACAATTAAGTATATGACTGCTCGCGGGTGTGTTAGTGGCGTTGACTATTACGACCTAACCAAGAACCAATTAGAGGGTTGGGGTGCAAAGTATCATGAACTCAGCGTAGGCAAAAAAGAAAACTACGATGTATGGATTGACGACAAAGCATTTTGGAGTGAAAACTTCTTCCGTGAAACAGGCGAAACATATGAGTGATCATAGATTTATTGCAGCAATGGATCACAGTGGTGGTTCAACAGGTGGCGTACTAGAACGCTACGGACAAGAATACACAGAAGAAAACAAGATGGAGAAAGTTCATGCTATGCGTCTTAGAATGGTCAACAGTCCTGACTTCAACGACTCAAACATCTGGGGAGCAATCCTCTACCAAGACACAGTCACCCGCGGCATGGTTAATGTGCTTGATGAAAAAGGTATTGACACGTTTCTAAAAGTTGATAGCGGATGCGAAGACAACGGTATGCTCAAAGAATTTGATGTACGTGCTATGTGCGAATGGGCTACAAACGGCATTGGTCCTCGAATCTACGGCACTAAGATGCGTAGCATTATTAAAAGTGAAAGCATGATAGGTGCAGTTCTTAAACAGCAGTTTGAACTAGCACACACAATTAGTGAGTACGGTCTTGTACCAATTGTCGAACCCGAAGTGCCGATTGATCATCCTGACAAAGCCGCAATTGAAGATGAGCTGTATCGATTGTTAGAAATATATTTACAAGGCAAAGACTTTTCCGTTATTCTTAAACTAACACCTCCTGAAACACCTAACTTGTATCATAACTTGACAGTTAAACACAACGTAGAAAAGGTTGTATTCCTTAGTGGCGGATATGCTACACAAGAAGCATGCCGTAGGCTATCAATGAATAATGACATCACAGCAAGTTTTAGCAGAGCATTAAGTGAAGGACTAGCACATTCGCAAACAGATGCAGAGTTCAACGCAAAGTTGTCACAGAATATTAAAATGATAACAGGTGCTAATAATGACGCATAATACACACGGATTCGAATTAGAAGAAAACGAACACGATGTAGTTGATAAGGTATATACAGATATTATACCAAGACAACAAAAAAGTGAATGGGTTGTAAGATTAAAAAATCAAGCAGGCGAAGAATGGAAGACAAGATGCACAGAACATTTTGCTTGGCAAGCAGCAGATTATATTGAAGAATTGGAAAGAGAACTAATGGTATTTAGAACAGGCGCAGATTTATTTGAAGTTGGCGACTTTACAAGTCATGCAGGACTAAAACTAGCATGGAAGATTGAGTGCGATGCTATACGCCCAGAGTGGTGGGAAGGACTTGCACGTATGATAATGGATTACCAAAAACGTCCTTTCTACAAAGCCGAAGGTATCCCAAGAGGCGGTATGGCACTAGGCGAAGCACTAAACAAATATGCAAGCGGAGATCCAACAGATCCTGTATTAATTGCAGATGATGTGTACACAACAGGAACAAGTTTTCGAGAGTATTGTGACGAACATTATCCTAATCAAGATGTAATCAAGTGGTGCGTATTTGCACGTAGGCCAACCGATGATGGTGTACATGCATTATTTACTATGCCTGCTACAATTTAACACACCTTGCACGGTTGACTTCTGTATTTTTTTATGCTATATATAGTACACACCAAAAGACACACAGGAGAAAACTATGAAGAATCCAAAACCCATTGGTTGGGCAACCACACTAACTGAAATTGCAAACATTCCACGTGAAATGTGGGACAGTGTAATGACAGTAGAAAAGTCACCACTACGTAATTTAGACCCTATGGTAGGACACATGATCTTCCAGTGTCTGTTTTTTATCTGGAGTGGCATCTTTGCCCTAATGGTAGGAAGTTACGTGGCTTTTGGCCTAAGCGCAGCCTTTCACTTGCTTTTGATTAGTGGTATTACAATTACAGTTGTAACATTCCGTCAAGCAGAAAATAATCCAGAGTCACTTAACAACATTTTGAAATCAGGACGTAAGTACAACGGCCGAGCAAATGGTGGCGAGCATGAGTGAGCAAACACAATATTGCACTACAAAAGGCCTAGGTTGGGCATTCTTGATTATCATTATTGGTATGGTTGGTCTACCTATACTTGGCTCAGCTATTGCTTACCCAGAAAATTGTAAGCAATCTATTCTTATTCCGTGTATAGGTTTAGAATGACAGACAATGAAGTAAGAGCAGCCGCTCAAATAGAAGCAGAAAAGACATTCGAAGGCTTCATAACATGGAGCAAGCGAACTACATATGCATCAATAGCATTTTTGTTTATTGTGGCATCATGTAACTTTGGGGTAGAGGACGACACCTACCCTGGCTATAATGGCGAACAATACAATCCGTCCAATCTCAATGTAAAGGATAAGAAATGAGAAAATTATTAAGTTCAGTAAGTATTATCCTCGCCCTTGCCACTCCGGCACTCGCAGAGGATATGACGATCGATATGCTAAACAAGCGTGAAGATGGCGCTAAGATGGTATATAGTGAAGATATCGCACGTATTGAAGTAGGCGATACAATCACATGGGTACCAACATCAAAAGGACACAATGTAGAATTTATTGCAGGTCCGGACGGATGGGACGCACCACGTAAATCAAAACTATCAAAAGAAGTTGCGATTACATTTGACACACCAGGTGTGTATTTGTATCAGTGTACTCCACACAAAACAATGGGTATGATTGCTATTGTAGTTGTAGGTGACGGAGATAATGATATTTCCAAAACAAAAGTAAAAGGCAAGTCAAAAAAGAAATTCAAGGAGTTGCTGGCTGATCTGTAATGATTAAAACTTTAGTACACAGAATACCAGAGTTTTGTATGACTCATTGGCTGCTTCGTATTCCGCTTATTGTTGTATTCTTTCAGCAAGGAATGAACAAGTGGCCAATCAACATTGAAGACTCACCAGTAGAACTTACACTATTAGTTTGGACGTTTGTTGTACTTGGAGAGCTTGGTGCTGCCGCAGGATTGTTGGTCGGCGGCATGGCAGACTATATCAAACGCACAAAAGAGTTTGGCGATGTTATTACACGTTTCAGTGGTATTACTATTGCCAGTATTATGACAGGTGTTATATGGACAGGCGAACCCGAAAGTTTCTGGGACGTCTTATGGTATGACAATCTGCATGTACTACTTTGGGTAGGTGGCATGTACTTTGCTCTGCGAGGAAACAGAACTTGAGCGGACAAAGACGCTTTTTAAAAATGTGGGCAAGGACAGTTGGAATGCCAATCGGACTTAGTGACGATGACAAACCAGAGTTCTTGCCCATTCGACAAAAAGATGTAAGACGAGCACTAGCGTTTAGAACGTTTTGGATTGTCTTGCATATACTAACATGTTGTGCTATTATAGCAGGCAACGGAAGAACATTAGGAGTTTGGTGATATGAAACCTAACAAACAGTTTGAATTATCGATTCGTGACATTGAAGTTATTGAATCAGCACTAAGAGCAAAAGCAGGTCGTAGAGGTATGGCTATTGCACAAGGTGATGTATCAACACAACTGCATGATGAAATGACAGAGATACAAGAACTGTTGGGTAGAATACACAACCAAAAGAATTGGTATAGAGCCAATGACGGTACATTTCAAGGCGGCGGATAACTGTTGCAAAGAGAACACACTTTCAGTAAAGATTCACCTAAACGGTTGCACTTTTACTAAAGTATGTTATAAATAAAACAGTGAAAGGGCAAGCGTCGAACTTGCCCTTTACTTTATGAACACATAACAAAACAAGAAGGAAATTATTATGCGTAACGTATTTACCATTTTAGCAGTAGCGGCATTTGCAAGTGCGGCTTCAGCGGAAGACACAACAACAGCGGCTCCAACAGGCCCAGTTATCTCAGGTGCAGTAAACTTAGACTTTGCTGAAACAGCTGGTGACAACTACGGTGGCACAATGGGTATCGAACTAGACATCGATGCAGGTTCATTGGCAACAGTAGATCTAGACTTTAGTGCAACAGACGGTAGTGCTCTAACACTAGACACATGGACTGTAGGAACTACAGTAGCAGGCGTAGGCTTAGCGTTTGGTGACGACAACAACTTAATGCCAGAAACAGATGCAAATGCAGCAGCTGACGGAACATTGGCAACACCAGCAATGACAGAATCATTAGCAGTATCAGTAGCTGGTGCAAGTGTAGCACTAGGCTTAACAGACTGGACAACAGATGTAACTGATGTAAGCAACATTCAAGGTTCATACACAATTGATATGGATCGTTTTGCTATTACAGGTGCAATGGACTACAACATGGACAGTGAAAACACAGTGTTCGGTGGTGCAGTATCTGGCGTAGACTTAGGTGTAGCAACAGCAGGTAGTGCATTAACATATGACACAGATGCAGAAGTATTTGCATATGAAGGCACATTTGCAGTAAACTCACTAACAGCATACGTAAACGGTACAGATGCAAACACACTACAGCACATTGGTGGTGAGTACACAATGGACTATGCAGGTGCAGAATTTACTGCTGGTGTTGACTATGACACAGATGCAGAAGACTTTACACCATCAGCAGGTTTATCGTTCAACTTCTAAGTTAAACACATAACAACTAAAAGGTCGCTTTATGCGGCCTTTTTTTATGACTAAATAAACATAGTACATAACAGGGCAGGGCAATGGCAGACATAAATCAAACAGTAGAATTTCCTACTAGCGAAGAAGACTGTATCGAATGTGATATTATTATTGAAGATGGGGCATTTGATGGATTTGAAGGTAAGACAATAAACATTACTGAAAACTCAGGAAGTCAGGGCGATGTACAAGCAGGTATAGAATTTATCTATCACATGCGAGAACATATTGTAGACGTTACAGTAGCCACAGCATACTTATTAGTAGTGTATGCAATCTACATGTGGATTAAAAAGAAACTAAGTTAAGAGGGAAACACAATGCAACATAATGAGTATGACGTAAAAGTCATTAAAGTAGTAGACGGCGACACAGTAGACGTAGACATTGATCTAGGTTTTGGTGTAACACTAACAGACGAGCGTGTAAGAATTATGGGCATTGATACGCCTGAGTCACGCACAAGAGACAAAGTAGAAGACTTGTTCGGCGAAGCGGCTAAAGCACGTTTGAAAGAACTTATGAAGCACGGCGGTAAACTTATCACTACGGAAGACCGCAAAGGCGAAGATATGAAAGGCAAGTTTGGACGTATCTTAGGAGATTTCAAAGTAGAATACAACGGCGAAATGAAAAAAGTTACAGAGATTATGGAAATAGAAGGACATTGTGTTCCTTACTTTGGCGGATCAAAAGACGACACACAGGCTGCACATATGGCAAACCGTGAACGTCTACTAACCGAAGGTGTAGTAAGTCGTGAAGACTATGATGCCGCAGTTGCTAAAATGGCAAAATAAAGGTTGACATTCAACTAAACTCCTGCTATATTACTTAGAGTAGAAACATTAGCAGGAGTTTTTTTATGACAATGTCACTAGTTGGTCCTTATATGACCACCACTCGTTACAATCGTAAACAGAAACAAAGCAAGAGTAAGAAGCTACAAAAAGCACAAGCTGAACACGAGCAGTGGCTTGTAAAGATGGGTGTAGGCAAAAGTACAGCACAACACACCAACGAAATACCAGATTACAAAACACGTGACACAGTACCACTAGGCAACAAGATTGCAGGACATGGTCCAGCAAAGGAGTCTATGGTATATTCAGGCGAACGTCAGTTGCTTGGTATTGCAACAATGCATAAGAGTAATATGGTACCAGTATTCGCAGACAGAAAAGAAGATGCAAAAGACATCTCAAGTATGCGTAGATAACAAAACAATCATTGAGGTAGAAATATGAAACATTTTATTACAGCAGTAATGCTACTTTTCGTGACCGGTCCAGCATCGGCTCAAAACTTTGAATTGGAAAAACTATTTCCACAAGTGCAGTGTATGGCACTGAATGTATACTATGAAGCAAGAGGAAGCAACCTAGCAGACAAGGCAGCAGTAGCAGACGTAGTGCTGAATCGTGTAAATGATACACGTTATCCAGATACAGTTTGTGGTGTAGTCAAGCAAGGATTACAAGATGCTAACGGAAATATGCTACGTAACAAGTGTCAATTCAGTTGGTACTGTGACGGAAAACATGACAGGCCACAAGACGAAGATCGTTGGGTAGAAGCACAAAGTATTGCTTGGAATATGGTTGAAGAAAACAAATATCGCGGCATTACGGAAGGCTCTACGCATTATCACGCTACATATGTTAATCCACGTTGGGCTAAGACACTACAACTAGTCGGAAGAATAGGTGCGCATATATTCTATAGGTGGGAATAGGCTAAATACTACACGATGATTTTAGGTTTACTAGTTTTAATAACTGCACTATGTATTAGTGCCGTTGCAATATATTATTCGGTCAGCGGACTAGTGGCAATTTTTGCCGCCGCTGCCCTACCCATTGTTATTATGGGCGGTGCTTTAGAAATAGGCAAGTTAGTTACAGCAGTGTGGTTGCACAAGTATTGGCACAAAGCACGTTGGTGGCTAAAATACTATCTAGCTATTGCTGTGGTTGTATTGATGTTTATTACAAGCATGGGTATTTTTGGCTTTCTAAGTAAAGCACATATTGAACAAACTAGTGCAGCCAACGAAGGCATTGCACAAATTGAACGCATTGAACAAGAGCTTGTTCGACAAGATGCAGTTATTGTTCGTGCAAGAGAACGTATTGTAGAAGCAGAAGCAAGTGTAGGCGCTGGTAATAATGCAGTACAAGATCAAATTGATAAAGAGCAAGGCAGAATTGATACAGCCTACGAACGTATACAGCCTGCTATTGATGAACAGAATACAATAATTCAAACACAATTACAAGCACTTGAAGATCAAGTGAATGTGTATGAAGAAGAGCTAGTTAGTTTGGATGCTGATTTACAGCGTTTAAATAGTGTAGTAGAAAGCTACAGAACCGAACTTGCTGGTACAAGTGTAGCAAGTATTGAAGCGCAAGTACAACCATACAGTGATCAGATTGCACAACTAGATGCAGACTTAGAACGCATCAACACACAAGCAAATGAATATGAACAACGCATAAGCGAAGTAAGCATTGACAACAGTGCGATTGAAGCATTGCAACAACAAATTGCAGACATAGAAAATGCAATTGTAGTTACAACTAATAAATTACAAAGTACTGAACGTGCTAAGATACAAGAAGGACAGGCTGTTATAGGTGTTACCAGTGACGGTTTGTTTGGTAGCAACACAAGAACTGCTCTTGCCAAATGGGTAGACGCACAGCAATCACGTATAAGCACATTACAAACACAAGCAGTACAATTAAGAACACAGGCACAAGGCACCTTAGATGCCGAAAGAACACGACTAACAGATCTAGTAAAAGATCTGCGTGGCACACAGACCGACAATGTTTTACAACGTAAACAATCTTTGTTAAATGCAGTTGACAGTATCCGAAGTGGCGCTGTTGACGAAGCAAAATTAATGCGAGCAAATATACAGACAAAGATAGACACAGTCTTAGACATAGACATTCCTGCAAACAGAAAAGCAAGGCAAACTGCACAAGACGCAATTACTGCCTTAAGACAAGCAGATGATCCTCGTATCAACACAGCAAGACAAGCAATTAAAGACCTTAGAGCAAGTGCAGACGCACAAATTGCCGCAAGTAATACTCTTATCCAAAGATTACGTGATACTATCACTATAGGAAAAGATGCAGATATCGAAGCTGTTATAGATACACAGGAAAACAAGATTGTAGAAGCAAATAATACTATTGACAGTTTAACTGAAGACAAGTATACTCTACAAGCAGAATACAGAAAATTAGAAGCAGAAGTAGGACCGATAAAATATCTTGCAGAATTTATATACGGAGAAACTGATCAAGATATATTAGAAGAAGCTGTTCGTTGGGTTATTATTACAATCATATTTGTATTTGATCCACTTGCAGTCTTATTGCTGATAGCTAGTCAGGCAACATTTGAAATGCGCCGCACTAGCAAGGAGAATAAAAATGACAATTCAGTCGATGATAATAAGCATGTTAAATATGCACACCACACTAGTTCAGATAAAACCGGAGATGGAGAAACCTTTATCAATAGAAACACAGAAGACACCGGAGAAGAATCCAACTCCACTACCGAGTTGCGTAACACAGCTGGAGCCGGACAACAAAGAGGAATGCCTGCCGAAGGGCTGGATAGAGAACAATTAAAACGTAGTAATTTTGTAGAAACACTCGAGGGCGATGAAGACTACAAGGCAGCAAAGAAAGCATGGAAAACAGACCATCCAGAACAGAATATCAAGTACTATAAAGACAGATATATAAAAGGTAAGGATGAAGATTTGCCATGGCATCAGGAGCCTTATGTTCAAAACAATGAACAAGACGAATCAAGCCTTTGGAGTAAACTACAAAAACGCAATGAGTGATATTACTTTAATAACTCCCCCCGATAGTATTAATAACGATGTTTATAGCATTATGTTAGTATATCCACAACAAGAAATTAGAGATGCAGTAAGCGATTTATTATCGCATACCAGCGCTCCTGTGAATATCTATTTGTATGATCACCAAGATGATTTAGAAATAGATTGGATGATCGACCATGTTAAAAAAGTTAACATGATAATTATCGATCTTGATTTTTGTACACCTGTAACAAAAAATATAGCAGGTTGGATTATTTCGCAACCTAACACTTTTTACTTGACAAATGACGGGATCACCCCGTATAATAAACTTAGTGCGAATCGTATATACGACTTGCAATATTTAGAACACTACATCAAACGAGGATTAGATGAAATTTAACAAAAAGAAACGTGACGAAGAACTTAGAGGATTGCATGTTGTAGTACACAACGGCGACTTTACAAAGGCATTACGCAAATTTAAAAAGAAAGTATCTGATGACGGACTACTACAAGAATTGCGTAAACGTGAGTACTATGAATCAAGAGGTACAAAGCGCCGCAAGGAAAAAGAAGCCGCTATTCGACGTTATAAGAGACTACGTGCAAAAGCTCAGGATCAGTGGTAACACACCTTTATGCATTAGGATGTAGTTGGACTGAAGGCACTGACGATGAATTTCGTTTAGGCGGATGGGTAGGCAGATTAGCAGATAAACTAGGATGCGAATATACTAACCTTGGCGGACAAGGTGATAGTAATTGGTTACAGTATCTTAGTTTTTTAAAACAGCCAATTCATAAAGACAGCATAGCAGTATGGGGCCTAACAGCCTTTAGTCGACTAATCAATAGTAAGTTTCAAACTATAAGCAATGACAAGTTTGATTCAAACTTTATGCTAAAGTATTATAGTGACGAAGCAGTTCAGTATCAATCAATGGTAATGCTACATAGTTGGCAAACCTATTGTATGAATAACAACATAGACTGTTTGGCATTTGTTAGCTTTGATGATCTTAAACGTATTGACGGCACATATAATTTTGACAACAGTGAAACTGTTTATTCGTTGTTAAACAAAGATAAAATAATTACTAACACAACTATGCGCAGTTTTTTAGATGGTGACAGAAATCGGTGCGGAGAAGTAGATGAATCTTTAAGTTATGTACATAAAAAATATGGTAGACAAACAGCAAAAGATCGTGTAAACTTAAAGTACTTTAGTAAGGATGGTCATCCAAACGCTAACGGTTACAGCCTGTGGGCTGATGAACTGTATAGGAGAATAAATGAGAATTGAAGAAGATATTAAATTAGACTACAAGGATGTGTTGATCCGTCCTAAGCGTAGTACACTTAAAAGTCGTAGTCAAGTTAAACTTAATCGTAAGTTCCAATTTAGGCATTACGATCACGACATTGCAACACCATTACCTGATGAATATCACTACGAAGGTATTCCAATAATGGCAAGTAATATGGACGGTGTTGGTACAATGCGCATGGCGGACAAACTTGCTGAAGGCGAAATGTTTACTTGTTTGGTTAAGACATACAGTGCAGAATATTTAATTGAGTACTTCAATGGTGCAGACTTAGATGGCGATTCTATAGAACGCACCGAAAATGTAGCCATGAGTATTGGCACAGGTGATAGTGATTACAACAAACTATTGCAAGTAAAGAAAGAAGTTGAACATAAACTTAAATATGTATGTATAGATATTGCTAATGGTTACAGCGATCATTTTGCAGCACACGTTCGCAAAGTACGTACAGAGTTTCCAGACTTGGTAATCATTGCTGGTAACGTAGTAACTAGAGAAATGACGGAGGAACTTATCCTTGCAGGAGCTGATATTGTTAAAGTGGGCATTGGTCCCGGGTCTGTTTGCACTACTAGGATTCAAACTGGTGTGGGATATCCGCAACTATCTGCAGTCATCGAGTGCGCTGATGCAGCACACGGACTTGGTGGTCACATTATTGCTGACGGTGGGTGTACTTGCCCTGGAGATGTCGCTAAGGCCTTTGCTGCCGGCGCAGATTTTGTTATGCTTGGTGGCATGCTTGCTGGGCACAATGAAGGCGGTGGTGAGATAATCACTAAGACTTACGAAACCAATGAAGTAACTAAAACAGATGACGGATTCTTTGAATCTGTTTATGAAGAAAAACATTTTGTGCAATTCTACGGTATGAGTAGCGAAAGTGCAAACGACAAGCATTTTGGTGGATTGAAAAACTATCGTTCATCAGAAGGACGCACAGTGTTAGTGCCTTATAGAGGAGAAGTAGCCAGAACGGTACAAGAGATCCTCGGAGGTGTGCGTAGTACATGTACCTATGCAGGTGCAATGAAACTAAAACAACTAGCAAAGTGTACAACATTTATTCGTTGCACACAAACACACAATCCGGTCTATGAAGGATCGACAATTGGTAAATAAACATGAGCGCCGAAAGGGCTCAATATAATTCTTGCTTTATAAGGAGAAACAAATGACAAGATTAACAACACTAAACCTACCTGAATTTCACAGAGCAACTATTGGCTTTGATAGAATGTTTAACCAACTCAACAAAGAGTTTGCAAACAGTAAATCACAAGGTTATCCACCATACAATGTAGTAGAAATCGACGAAGACGAGTATATGATCTCGTTGGCAGTTGCTGGCTTTGGTATGGACAATTTGGATATTACACTAGAAAAGAATGTCCTTACAATTGAAGGTACTACTCCTCCAGGAGGCGAAGACGTTAATTACCTACATAAAGGTATTGGCGGACGTAACTTCCGTAGAGAGTTTACTCTAGCAGAGCATATCGAAGTAGAACAAGCTGGACTTGAATTAGGTATGCTTAACATTCATTTGGTGCGCAATGTGCCAGAAGCACAGAAACCAAAGAAAATTTCTATCAAAAACTTTGATGCAATTGAAGGTTAACAGTCTAGGGGGGAGTAATATCCCCCCATTTTACTAGGAGAATAATATGAGTACTGATGTAGTATTAGATGAAAAAATCAAAATTAAAATTAAAGAGCCTAGTTTGTATCATGTGATCTTTCTTAATGATGACAAGACACCAATGGACTTTGTAATTGCATTGTTAGTAAACATTTTTCATCATAATGAACATACAGCAATGGAAATTACTAACAAAATTCACGAAGAAGGTTCAGGTATAGTTGGTACGTATAACTACGAAATAGCAGAACAGAAGGCATTAGAAGCACAAAGTATTTGCAAGGAAAATAAATTTCCATTGCGTATCAAAATTGAAGAGGACAAATGAGCAAACTTAAAGAACTTACATGGGAAAACCATAGTAAAGCAGAAAGAACAGAACATGCCCGCAAGTTATTGAAGGGCATGAAACCAGAAGAATACCATACTTACCTTTACAATCAATGGGCATTGTATGCAGTACTAGAAGCACAAGCCGGCAGACACGGTGCATTAGAAGGCATTGAACACCTTGCTAGAGCAAATAATATCCATGCGGATATGACCGAACTAGAAGAAGAGTTTGATATTGATCGTAAAGAACTGCAACTTTGTCAAGTTGTAGCAGACTACACAGATTATGTAATGCACATGGAACACAGGGACGAATTTCTAGCACATCTTTATGTTAGACACTTTGGTGATATGTACGGCGGACAAATGATTCGCAAACGTAATCCTGGCTCTGGCACAATGTATGATTTTGAAAATGTAGAAGAACTAAAAACTACAGTGAGATCGATGTTACACGACGACATGGCCGAAGAAGCAAATATTTGTTTTCAATTTGCTATGCAATTATTTGAGGAGTTGGAGAGTGAGTGAAAAGGTTATTTGCATTTTTTAATATTCCTGTTGATGATGCTAACAATGCCCAGAACACAGTCGAACACATGAAGGAATTTTTTGAAACCTTCAAAGAATATCAAATAACAGTTATAACATCGTCGCTTTGGGAATTGTACCCATCCGGTCTATTACAGCAACACGTTCAGTATATTCATAGATACTGTACGCAGGAAAACTATTTGCATTTTCATTTTTGCAACTTAGCACAATTACAAGATACTAAATTTCATCACCCATACGTAATACCATATGCATTCTTCAAGCATAAAATTTTACACAGTGTTGACCATCAAGATCAAAAATTCTCCACCAAGTGGAATAGAGATAAATTTAGAGGCTTGTTTCTATCAGGTAAATCAGACAAGTTAAATAGGATCATGCCATTAATACAATTTAAAGAACTGGAAATATTAAATACAAACGACATGGAATGGAGTTTGCACTATGTCAATAGTCAAGTTGATGCTATAACCGATGTAGTACATAAGGCTAATAGAGACGCCCAGGAACCCATTCGAAGTAAAAAGTTTGTAGCGAAGTTTTTAAAAAGACATGCTCGGAACCCAGATCAAATATCTCACGTTAAGGCCGGAGGCGCTTTCCATCACGACGGAGTTCCGTTTGATCACACGCTGTATGAAAATACATCTTTTAGTTTCATATCAGAATCAAATAGTTGCCCTGAAACTGGTAGCAATTGGATCACTGAAAAAACATGGAGAGCAATACTAAATCATCATCCGTTTATAATGTTTGCCGAGCCGCGGATGCTAGAATGCCTAAGTAAGCAGGGCTATAGAACGTTTGAAAAATACTTCCCAGAAAAATACGACCACATTTACAATACATTACAAAGATATGATACTATATATAGAAACATAACCTGGCTTAAAGATAATTGGAATACATTACCGTTTGATCAGATCAATCAAGATATAGTTCACAACTACGAACTATTAGTATCATCATACAACGAAGAACAGAAACAACTACGATCACAAATTAATTATACAGCCAATGACGAAAAATTAAACTTGCTTTTGTTTATGTCAGAGGCATACGAACAACCTAAAAAAATCGGCGTTGACCATTTAGTATATTACAATTGGGGATCGCTGCCAGAGAATAAATTTATTGAAACGGAGAGAACATGAGTGAAGTTTGGGAAACCTTAATTGAAATACAAGATAGACTAATTGATGCATTTGATGCTACAGGTACAGAAATACAAGAACCTGGCATGGATAGATTCAATCAACCAGGCTGGCTTAATAGAGTATGGAGCAGTGACAGCTATCGCAGAGCACACATTGATGTAGTTGATGTACGTGACAGCAAAGGCTTGTGGATGATGCATTGTTGTGTATTTCCTAGACTAGACAATAACGGTCCTGTTTTTGGCTTAGATGTTATTGCTGGTAAAAATAAAATTACAGGATTCTTTCACGACTACAGCAGAACCGTAGATGCTGATCATCCAATGATTGAAGCATTTGGTGACGAAGTAGGTAAACTTGAATGGCGCAAAGAACGTGAACTACCTGAGTGGGCTCAAGCAATTTTCTCACCACATATGGTAGCAGCAGGTAACGTGAGCAAACGTGAAGAACTTGATCAACTACTAGAACTTAGTTTAGATAGTGTTGATGCATATCTTACTGAAATTGGTAATCACAATCATATGGCAGATACAGATGAAGTTAAGACTGCACAAAATCGTTATGCCCATTACCAAAAACAAAATCCACATACTCCTAAAACAATGACCAGTTTAGGACTTGACGAAGAGGACGTAAGAGTATTCGTACAAGAATGTTTATTCCCTGATATTGAATAAATATATAAAACAGGAATATACAAATGCGTTACAGTGATTTTAAAAATATTACAGAAGCCAAAGTAGCTAAATTAAAGCACGGCTCAACTCGTGGACACATGGGAGAGTACTTGCTAGGCGGTGCAGTTGTTGCAAAAATGATTATTGGTGATGAACAAGTTACAGCTGAGCAAGTCAAAGCAGTATTAAGTAGAACTTCTAAAACTAAAGACCTAAGCCTAACATTTATGAGTGACGAAGGCGATAGCATTGCTTTTAAAAATATTATTAGTAATAAGAAAAATATTGCAGATGCAAAAGATATTGAAGCACTTACTAGCGTAATGTCAGACGAACTTGATGGTGCAGTAAGATTTGCAAACAGTGATGTCTATGCTAAAAAATGGAGTAAAATCTTTTACGAAAACGGAAAGCCAGATAGAATAGTTGTTAAAGCAGCAGGTGAAGAAGATCAAAAAGGTACAAAAGCAGACATCTTTTTAATTTACAAAAAAGAAGATGGCACAGAACGTACAATTAAAGGCTGGAGTCTAAAAACAGGAAGTAATCTTATTGGACAAGCATCGCCTAGAACATTTGAAAATATGCAAGTGTTCTTTAAAGAAATGGGCGTCACACTAAAGCCGATTGAGAACTACGAAGAAAATCCGGCAGAACATGTTGTTTCAATAATGAAGCAAGTTAGTGATGACTTGAACGCACTTACAGCAGGTGATGATCCTGCTAAAGAAATACAACTAATTACAAATGTTGCTGGATTTATGGATGAGCATCTTACAAAGAAAGATCCAAGAGTTTATATTGTTAATTTAGGTAAAAACGATTACACTGCACAAACAATTAGAACTATGCGTAAAAATCTTGCTAATGTAAACTTAGAGACTAGTTTGAAATTAGGTGGAAGACCAACACTATATGTACACGAAATCGGCCAGCAAAGGAATTTTTTGTTTATGATTAGATATAGTTATGGTGCAGCAAAAGTTAGAGATGATGGATCAAAAAGAGCTGAAAGACATAAAATTATAGTCGAGACAGGTCCTCTGTTCAAACAACTTGCTACTATCTCAACAAAAGATGTTGAGCAAGGCACAGACCTCTAAAAACTTATTATACCAAAACCCCTACTTTTGCTAGGTTGTATCCTTGCGGCTCTAATGCTATATTATATGTATAGCAACACAAAGGAGAAACGCTATGACACAAGGAATGTTTATTTACGCTATCATATGTACAATCTTAGGTATTACTTTTATTGCACTAGGCGATGTTGTGCTTGGTGCTCTTATTGCACTATGCGGACCGCTTTGGTTAATCATACAAGCTAATGCAGGAGGCAAGTAATGGAACTTTTTATCCACGTAGCATTTTGTTTTTTTGTCGGAGTAGGTATTGGTGCAATCCTAATACAACTTAGCGCATTGTTCTGGATGTTCTGGGATATGTTTTTCAACAAGCGCAAGGACCTGCTAGATAAATAATAGTATGCGATACACATTCTTGATAATCTTTTTTATAATGACAAACTATGCACCAGCAGCAAGTGCCGATTTGGTGCATAGTTTTAAATCACCTTCGTTTAGTGGCAATGGGTATAGTGCTCATGTACTAAGTATGGAGCAATTACAGTTTAATAGACAAAAAGACATTGACGATGAAGCACAACGTGAAGCTGATCGTTTAGAGCGTGAACTAGAAAACACAGTGCTAAACAAGTTTATACGTAACTTAGAATCACGTATCTACGCTACACTATCAAAACAAATGGTCGATAATATGTTTGCAGCATGTGGCGAAGAAGACCAGCCAGCGTGTTCGAATACTGGTACAACCGAAGTAGAAGGCTCTACTATTACATGGACCAAAGATGAAACTGATGGTAGTATTACACTTATTATTGATGGCGAAGATGGCTACACAGAAATAACTATTCCTGGTGCAGGAGACTTTAACTTTTGAAACATTTATTGTTAATTACAGCATTAATGCTTGCAGGATGCAGCGCAGGAAATATTCCAGCACAGCTACAAAGCCCTGCAAAGATACAAGATAATCCAATGGTTGAAGAACTTAACGAACTAAAGCCATTAAATGGTCCTGTGATGACAATTGCTGTTTATAGTTTTACAGACAAAACTGGGCAGCGTAAGCCAGCAGAAAATGTTGCTAACCTGTCAAGTGCTGTAACACAAGGCGCTGAAGTTTGGGTAATAGATGCATTGTTACAAGCAGGCAACGGCACATGGTTTGAAGTTGTAGAACGTGTGGGCATGGACAACATTATTCGCGAGCGTCAATTAATACGTAACACTAGAGAAAACTACGAAAAAGATAATGCTTCACCGTTAGCACCAATGAAATTTGCTGGTATAATTATCGAAGGCGGTATAGTTGGGTATGACTCAAATGTTACTACAGGAGGCACTGGCGCTAGATACTTTGGTATTGGAACAGCAGCAGAATACAGAGTCGACACAGTAACCGTAGCAATGCGTATTGTAAGTGTTAGTACAGGGCGTGTACTAGTTAGCGTTGCATCAGAAAAAACAATAGCAAGTTATCGTGCTGGAGCAGATGTATTTAAATTCTTAGACTTAGGCACAAAGGCATTAGAAATTGAAACAGGTTATAGTGTTAACGAACCTACAAACTATGCAGTGCGTGAAGCAATTGAACAAGGCGTCATTGAATTAATCTATCAAGGTGCAAATCAAGACTTGTGGCAGTTTAAACAATAGCGTTTCATTTTAGCTAATAGTGTTTCTCTTTTAATACCGAGTGATTTTGCAGCATAAGTTCTGTTGCCATCGTTTTCATCTAACGCTCGTTGTATCTTATCAATCTGTAATTGATCAACTTCGTCATTTAAAGAATATTGTTTTGGCACTTCATCAGACCAAATCTCGTTAAACAAGTTCCAGAATTCTTCTTGTTCTTTGTGTTTTTGTTCTGCTTGTTTCAAAGCGTTGATTACGTATGCAGTTTTCATTATAATAGCCTTTATCTGTAAATATATTTACACTAAATATAAGTGTATTTATTATTCGTTGAGGCACGAGGTAAATACATTTAGGGGAAACCCCAGAGGAGCAAAAATGAGGGCAGCATTATATAGTTTTATACTATCGTGGGTTCTCGTAAGTGCAGCACATGCAAACGAGATATACATCACACAAATTGGCGATAGTTTAGATTTGGACATCTCACAAGATGGCAAGGATAACAAAATTGGAGACAGTACTACAGACGCTGGCCTCTATGGCGACAACATGGTGTTTAGTATAACACAAACTGGCGATACTAATACCATTGATGCAATTATTGCAGGTGATAGCTACACAGGTACATGGCAGTTTACTGGAGACAGTAACAATGTTGACTTATTGTGTGATAGCGCAGCAACAGCAGGTGGCGGAAATTGCGATAGTGTAACATTAAATATTACTACAACAGGCGACTTGAATACGTTTGACTTCAAGATTGGCGAAACCAATGACGCTGGCGATGCTACAATTAACTTCACAGTAGACGGTGACTACAACTTAGTTGACATGGACTTAGATGGCACTGATGCTAACATTACTATTGAAATTGATAACAGTGCTTCAACAGGAAGTGGATCAACAATTACAAGTGCAAATGATAACACATTAACTACCAGTTCACCTGGTAACATTGTTGATTTAGCAATATCAGGTAACGGCGATAGTTTAGGGCATACTGTAACATTAGACATTACAGGCGCTGGCAGTGTATACACTATTACACAAAGTGGCATCAACGACAACTTGGTAGACATGACTTCGACTGGGGATGGTAACACAGTTGATATTACACAAACCGACTAGACTTTTATACATAATATTTTTTGCGCTGGCGTATGTAGATATGGCCAAAGCATCTCCTATTGGCGAGATTGCCGAATCTAAAGGCAGCAGTACAATCAAGCGAGACAAAGAAGCATACACAGGCGAAGTAGGTCTTGGGTTACAAATGAACGACAATGTTGTAACAGGCAAAGGTCGATTACGTTTAGATTTTATTGATGACACTAGGGTTGATGTTACAGAAAATAGTCGTATGACTATAGATGAGTTTATATACGATCCTGCTACACAAAAAGGTGCATTGTCAATGAAAGCAACACTAGGTGCAGTACGTTATGCTAGTGGACAAATTGCAAAAAACAGCAGACAAAGAGTAAACATTAGAACACCAAGTGCAACTATCAACGTGCGTGGCACAGATTTTATGATGATTATAGACGAGATTGGCGGTAGTATGGTAACACTATTGCCTAGTTGCGATGTTGCAGGACTGTGTGTTGTTGGCGAAATTGAAGTAGAATCAGACGCAGGCACAGTTATTATGAATCAAGCATTTCAAACTACAGTTGTAGCACACGCAGGAGCAGTGCCTAAAAGACCAATTACACTAAACTTGCCAGAAGATATGCTTACCGCAATGTTAATCATAAGAAAAGTTTCTCCTTACACAGAGGAAATAGTAAGGCAATATCCAAACACAAATTTGTTAGATATTGATTTTTTAAAGTTTGACGAACTTGATAAAGATCCGCTTGTAGAAGGAATTAAAAACATCTGGGTTACAGACTTAGATAATACAAGTTATCTAAATTCAGAGTTTATAGATGCTATGGAAAAACAACTTGCTGAAATATTAGCACAGTGGTTTGATGAGCTAGGAACTCAAAACATACAATTTTTTCAAGAAAAGTTTTTTGGACTAGATCCAGAAACAAATATATTTTACGATGAAGAATATCCTTATTTTATAGTAAGGAGAGCAGAAGGCGATCAACACTTTTTTCAATTAAGACTAAGTCAAAGTCATAGTTATAGTGTTGACATGGTGCAGGGAGGATTTTACAAATATGGATATCAAGTGGGCGTCGGTGGCGCTAACAATATTACTATCAATCAAAACGACTACTAGTAATGCAAATGAAATTTATGTATACCAAGTTGGTGACAATAATGCATTAACCTTGACTCAAGATGGGGATGTAAATTATATCAGTGGAATACCTGGTGAGACTAAAGGTATTGAAGGCGATGGCAATACGATTGATATGGTACAAACAGGTATGTATCATGGCGTCCAGGGAATGTTAGACGGTGATAACAATAATGTAGATTTCTATCAAGGCGGCGGCGGTGATAGTGGAATGATCACTTCTCGAGTTACTGGTGATAACAACGACTTGGTAATATGGCAAGGTAAACATGCTGATGGTACAATTGACTTAGCAGAGGGCGGTGATCACACTGCTACAGTTACAATTACTGGAAATTATAACGATATTAAAGCAGCACAAACTGATCAACAAACTTCAGGCTATGGTAGGCATGAATTAACCGCAGAAATTACTGGTAATAGCAACGATGTTGAAATGACGCAAAGAGGAAATCAAAAGCATCTATTAGACATTGATATTTCAGGTACTGGAAATGATGTTACAACTTATCAGAAAGGCAATGGCGGACAAAAAACTGCTGACATTGAGTTGTCAGGAAATTACAATGTAATTGATTTAAACCAACGTGGAATGAATTCTGCATCAGCAAACATTAGTGTAGAAAGCATATATGGTCCTGCCTATAACGTAACAGTTAGTCAACAAACAGACACTTCTGCTAAATCATTTAGCCTAAGTGGTGTATGTACAAACCCAAACGGGTGTGTTGTAAGTGTTCAGCAGCACAACTAATGGAAACTGTATTGACATTTTTCATAGCAGGATTTTTTACAGCATTTGGTTGGTGGGCTGCTGAAAAGTTAACAACCAAAATAGACACTCATTACGAGGAAAAGCAAGATGATATTAGAAGCACTAACGATTAGTTTAGGACTCAGTAGCCATATTGGATTTGATGAAAAATATAACGCTTTTCATCCACACCTAAGATACACACATGAAAAATTTATTACAGGCGCCTATTATAATAGTGTAGAAAATTTAAGCGTATATGCAGGACATCGACAAGAAATAAACAATTTTGGTTTTGAAGCTGCATTTGTAACAGGCTACAACAATGGCTCGCTTACTCCTTATATTAGAGGCACATATGACATAGGTAAAATGAGAATGTTTATAGCACCAGGCATAGAAAGTGAAGATATCGGCGTAGTTTTAGGAGTAGAGATTAGGCTTAAATAGAGTGTGGACCGCGGCGTGAGGGCGCAACCGGCATCCAAACAATGAGGGTAAAATATGAAAAGAATAGCGATTGCCAGTATAATGGCAGCACTACTTAGTACTACTGCATTGGCAGATACGAGTAGCATGAGTACAACAGCAACAGGCATGGGTATACTTGAAAACAGTTATGTAAAAGCCGGAGTCAATGGTGACGCAGGTACTTTTGGATCAGGAGGAAGCACTCGTCCAGGACTACAGTTTGACAGCACAGGTTCAGGCACATTTCCAGCAGATAGCGCACAAGGCGACTACCTAACACCAGGTTCACCGTTTGATGGCTTTGCTATCAAGATAGATGGTACTAACAGCAAAAATAATAACCAAGGCGGAAGTACTTGGGTAGATGCAGATGGTTTAACAAACGGTGATAATTCACTTACTTGGACTGGTACAAATTCAGCACACAGTGGTTGGGAAATAGAAAACACATATACTTTAGGTGCTACATCAGAACACATTGAGATCGGCACACAGATTACAGCAGGCAGTGATGCTACCGCACTAAGTTTTGGACGCTTTATTGATCCAGATGCTATGCCAGAAACTGGCGACACAAGTGCTACAGACAACGTGCTAGGTTATGGCGTTATTCCAGATAGTAATGTAGCATTTGCAGAAGCAACAGTATCACGCTATGCACTAGGACTTTACTCCACAAACTCTAATGTTGATGCAGGTATTACAGGCTGGTCAACAGAGGCAGACGGTTATACTGAAAACGCTGTTGACGGTGACGGATCAAACACCAACAGAGGCGACAACACTATTGGACTAAGTTGGAACTGGGCCGATGTAAGCACAGGCGATATACTTACAGCAAGTTACGCATACATATTTGGACCAAGTGCGTTTGATGCTGCCGATGCTGCTATTACAGCAGGCGCAGGTGGCGGTGGTGACATCAGTAGTTGGGGTACATTAGAAGATGTTGGTAGTGCTACAGACGCAGCAGATGGCGCAGCAGAACCTACAGTAGTTAGTACAAGTACAGAAACTATTACCAGCAGTAGTGAAGCAGTTAATACAGCGTTGCCAGTACTTACAGCAGCACAAACAACACACGATAGCAGTGTAGCAGAAGGTGTACAAACTATTGCTAGAGAAACAACTACAACAGTAACAACACCAATGACAATCACTACAACTAGTTTTGTTAGAACTACAGCAACAATGAGTGATGGTAGCGAAGTTGTTACAGACGCTACACCAACAGTCACTACAGCAAGTAGAGCAGATGATGTTGTAACCGTTACAGATCCAGGTGCATTTACAGGACGTATGGATCAAATGGATCAAATGTTAACATTGCGTCCACATAGCAGCGTAGGTATAGGTGATGGATTTACAGCAGGACGTATTAACCATGATATGAGTAACGGATATAGTGCTGAGTCTCGAGTGTTTGGATTAGGACATAATGCTGTGACTGATAATAGTATGACTATTGGTTTAGGTATAAATCGTATTACAACAGATATAACTGGTGAAGGTAGTACAGGTAGCATGTCTACAACAGTATTAAGTTTAAGTGCAGGTAAACATATTGATGACAGCGATATTACAGTTCGAGGACAGGTAAATGCTGCAAACACAGACTTAGAGTACAATAGAACTATTGGAGACTTTAGTGCAATGGGATCTACTACTTCAAGCGATAGATGGGCAACAGTTACAGTAGAAAAATCAACTGGTATAGTTCGTCCGTTTGCTGGATATACTATTGGTACAAAAAGTCACGATGCATTTGCTGAGACTGGCGATGTTCAAGCAGCATTACTAGATGCAGGCAACAGCGAAACATATCGTTATCCTACAATTGGTATCAATATTGACAACGATATAGTAACAGCAAATATTGCTAGAGATTTTGACGATGCAGGAACAACTCGTATAGGTTTAGGTGTAAATCATGCTATTAATGAAAACATAGGTATTGCAGCCGGTGTTAACAGAATTACAGCAGGCGATAATACAAGTACAACTGTAAACGCAGGGTTTACTTGGAAGTTCTAAAATAAATACTGTATGAAATGGATAAGCGAATGGTTGTTCAAAGAACATATAGAAAATATGGTGGAGGAAAAGTTTCAGGAGAAATTACTTGAAGCCTACCTTCACCAGCGCAAACAAGAACACAAAGCAAGAATTGCCCGAGTCAGAGAAACGCTTAATAATACCTCATCGGGGATTTCGCAAGAAGCACCCTCCAAACTACAACCCAGTAGTAGAGTACGAACGGGGAGTGCCGAATCCAAACCACAAGAGTCGCCCTCTGCGGCCGCAATGAAAGCAAAGTTGTTAGGAATTAAAAAATGAGAAAAGTACTGTTCAGCCCGCTTTGGAGTGTTTTATTATTAGGTGTGCTGAGTTATGTATACTATCTTAATCCAGCATTTATAGAAAGCATACGACTACGCTACTTTGATACACTTATTGTAAATCAACAACCTGTTGAAAACAACATTTACACAGTGAACATCGATGAACCAAGTTTAGAGGCTTACGGACAATGGCCGTGGCCGAGAGGTGATTATGGTAGCCTTATAGAGGACTTATATGCCAGAGGCGCTGGACTAGTGGTTTTCAATGTATTGATGTCGGAAGAAGACAGGTCAGGTGAAGATGCTACATTAGGCTTGACAATGCAGCAATTACCTGTTATAGTTACTATGTTAGGTGCGGAGGACAACAAAAATGAACCAGTCAATCCAGGCGCTACTATTGTTAACAGCGACTTTCTTTATACTATTCCTAGTGTTCCAGGAATCATCGCAAATGTACCAGATATTGAATTCAACGCAGTAGGTAGTGGAATAACAAACAGTTGGCCGGAAGTAGACGGTGTTACTAGACGTATACCTCTAGTAGTTGAATCTAGTGGTACATTATATCCAAATGTTACTATGGAAGTGCTACGTGTACTAGCAGGCGATCCTAGCTTCCAAATTAAACTATCACCTATGGGTGTAGATAAACTACGCATACCAGCATATGGTATAATACAAACAAGCCCCACAGGCGAAGTATGGATAGACTGGAGTCAGCGCAGCAAAAGCGTGAGCGCAGTTGACTTACCAGATGACTTTGCTGGCGGTATAGTGTTTGTAGGACCAACAGCAGCAGGGCTTACACAGCCACTAGCAACAGCAGCAGGCAGTGTATTTCCACACGAAATACAGGCAGCAATGCTAGGAACAGTGTTTAATGAATCAAATATTAGCAGACATCCAGACGCAGAGCAGTGGGCAGAACTAGCAGCTCTAGTTGCAGCCGGCGTTTTGTTAATCATACTCGCCCGTTGGACATTTGTAGGCATAGCCTTCTTTGTGTTGTCCGTGGGCGGGTTTATAGGAGGGAGCATATATGTTTTCAATACACAAAATATTCTTATCGATGGCGCTGTTATCAGTGCTTTCATCTTGCTCGTTGGGCTCAAACGATACATTGTCAAGTTCGTCGACGAGTTCTTACAAAAGCAAGCCATCAAAAAGCAATTCGAAGGTTATGCATCACCAACAGTGGTTAGACTACTACAGGAGTCGCCAGAGCTTATTAAACTGGGCACTAAGCGTAATGTAAGTATTGTATTCTCAGACTTGCGTGGATTTACACCACTAGGAGAAAGTTTTGGAGATGACGTACAAGGACTCACACGTATTATGAATGGCTACATGGATGCTATTACAGAACCTGTGTTAGAGTCAGACGGAATGATAATCAAGTACATAGGCGATGCTAGTATGCACATACACAATGCGCCTATAGATGATCCTAACCATCCTCGTACAGCAGTACAGTGTGGCTTAGACATGCTTAAAGCAGTGGAGAAGTTTAATGAAGAAGTTATTATACCTGATGGTCGTCCTGCTGTTGGTATGGGCGCTGGCATCAACACAGGGCTGGGGTACCTTGGTGAGATGGGAAGTACTAAACGTCATTCATATGATGTCCTTGGAGACGCTGTCAGCACCGCAGCAAGAGTAGAAAGCAAATGTAAAGAGTATGGGTGTTTGTTACTTGTAGGAGAATCTACATACGAAGCAACTAGAACAGATTTCTTCTACCTCAAAGTAGATGACTTGCAAGTCAAAGGCAAAAGTGTAGGACTTAAAATTTACACAGTGTTGGATAAGCCATATCCTGCATGGCGTAGTGCGCAGAAGAAACATGAACAAATGCACGAAGACTATCGTGCGCAGCGTTTTGATGACGCTATAGACAAGTGTAAGATGTTGTATACACACTTTGATCACAAGATGGAAAAGTATTACGATATGTGGATTGAACGTTGTGAATATATGAAAACACAGGATTTGCCTTCAGATTGGAATGGCATCTTTGTAGCCACAAGTAAATAATATATGCTCAATTATATACGAAACTTATTTGGTTCTACAGCCACGGAAAAACACACCACAGATGACATAAATGTAATTTGGCTACACGGTGCTAATCAAACTAGTTTGAGCTTTAGGTATTTGCAAATGCAAACAAACTTTACCAATGAAATATCTATAAACTATAGCAGCATGAATCGCTTTCAAGATAACATTGAAATGATTGTTGATGCAGTGAAGGGCAAGGGTCCGCATTTTGTAATAGGACATAGCATGGGCGGATTGTACGCACTACATCTTACACAGTGGGTGAGAGTAGTAGGCGGTGTAAGTATAAGCACGCCATTTAGAGGCAGTAGTACAGCAGACTGGGCAAAATACATTGTACCAAGTTATCCACTGTTTAGAGATATAGGACGTAAAAGCGATCCAATACGTGAAGCAAATGAAATGCAACTAGAAATGCCTTGGACACAGATTGTAACTACAACAGGTAGTGTACCTTATCACAACGGTCCTAATGACGGTGTGTGTACTCTAGCAAGTATGACGCATAGAGAAGATATGGAACACATTGAAGTAGCACATACACATTATGAAACTATGTGTTCAGATAGTGTTGCTGAAATTATAAAACGTAAGTATGAGCATGCCACACAATTAAAAATGCAGTAGCGTAATGCAGCATTTGGTCTAATGATTGCAGTCTCCAGAATCTCTTTTCTGTTCGCTGCCAATTAAATTTTGTATAGAATACTGTTTTACCCCAATCAATATGCCAATGTGCAATGTAATCAAATACACTGTAAATTATAGCCCATGTTGGCGATACAAAAAATAAACACACAGCAAAGTTACTCAATCCGTGATGTAGATAATGTCTGTGTCCATTGTCAAAATATTTAAGTTTAGTAAAAGGTTGTTTGATATATGTTTGTGTAAACATATCAGCAAAAGCGTGTTTAATAGATAGTACAAATAGGAAAAGTATCTCAATCATTTTTAGATGTTTCGTGCTTCATTAATAATGCATTCACTTCATCTGTTTTGATAAGCCACCCATTTTCATTTACAATAAAAACGTCACCGGGTCGATATAACCAGTTTTCTTTTTTATTACCTTTGTTGTCAATTCCCATTACTTCACCTTCCCAGTCGCCTTTGACCTTAAAGCCTTTGCCGCCAGGAATGCTATCAATTGTATAATCTACCCACATCATGTTACTTTCTCCGAATGTTTTATTATAAAATGTGTTGCTTCTTTTGTATCTGGCATTTCAACTGAGATATTGCAACAACAATATATATCTGAAGGAAGTGTACGACTAGAAGTGTGTTCTAGTATCCATTTCCAGTTGTTTTCTTCAACTTGTTTATATGTTTCAGTACCCACTTTACGCATGATCCACATTTGTTCCATGCTGGTGTTTGCGTGAGTCCATTTATATTCACAGCTTCCGAGGTGTACTTTCATACTGGTATTTATTGTTTACAAAGTTCGCATTTACAATTCTGGCAAACATCGTTGGCACACGAAGCACACTCTATGTCACAGTGTGATTCACAATGACAGTTCTCACACTTACTTTTTGGGCGCTTTGCCTGTCGTGTCTGATTCTGCTGCAGAATGTTTGTATTCATCAACTAACCTTTGTAATTCATCTTGTCGTGCGGGATTAAGTTTGGCTCTATATTCAAGTACCATACTGAGTTTACTATTGAGTCTAATTAAATCGTTGTCTAGCATACGAATACGGTCTACTAGTTTAATAAGTGTACCCATTGTTTCGCCTATAACAGGATCAATTGTTTCAGTAACCCATTTCCATATAAAATAGATAAAGTAACCCATACCCATAGCAGCAATAATAGGAAACCCATAGTCACTAACTGCTTTGGCTAGATCAAACTCCATTTATTCTCCAAACATGTTTATGAGTGCTGGACCAAACTCTCCGGCAGTCCATCCTAGTGCTACTATAGCAACTACGCCCATAACTAGCCATTTCATTTTGAAATCGTCTACGTCCATTCTAAAAGCAACTAGTTCGTTACCTAAAATTCTTACTGCAAGTTCTAACTTGCCTTTGTCATCAGTCCCTTCGGGCATCTTCTTTTCCTTCGTTTGCTGCTATACGATCTATGTTTGGTCTTACGTTTAGTGCGTAACTAAGTAATGCATCAATCTTAACAAGATCGTTATTCATTGTCTGTACTCTATTATCCAATTGTCCAATAATGTTCTTTAGTGTAGTTACACCGCCAGTAACTCCTGCAAGTATAAACTTCAATGTTAGGAATACAAACCCGCCGGCTGCTATCGATCCTGCTATTGGAAATCCTACATCGCCTACTAAACTTAAAAAATCCATGTGCGCCCTCACGCTTTGCTTATACATCTATTTATGCTTGACAAACGAATAATAGTGCTATATAATAAGCTAAAGGAGAAAAAAATGTCAACATCAGAAGAAAACAAAGAATTAGTAGAAACATTAAAAGGTCCACGTTATTACCAAGTATCATTATGGGGATACGGTGGCGAAGTTGGATATCTTTCACTTAATAAAGATCAATACGACTACTGGGAAAGTTTGGCAGAAGACGACAACGGCGAAGTTGTAAACTACATTCTTGATCCTGAAGACACCGAGATTGAAATTGATCCTAAGATGGATTTTTTAGCAGACAAAGAAGATCCTAGCTATCACCATATGTGGTATGATGCAGAAAATCTAGTAGTACATCAAAATGGTGTAGACTACAGTCATGCTCGAATTACAGTTGAAGAGCTCGCAAATGGAGAATATGGATCAAGTATTGTTAACACAGTAGTTGACGGTGTTGATTTAACTGAACTAGTTGATGATAATGAACTTGATGTCGAAATGGGTTACGATGAAACAGACGAACCAGCATACGTTATGCAAGTTTATAACAGTGAAAAAGGTACATTCTTTGACGGTATAATTGAAACTGTAGGCAGTTTTGATCCTAAGAAACTAAAATTTTATACTACCGAATATTGGAACGGCGACGATACAGTTGAAAGCATCGAGTACGATGGCCTAGACATTGACAACAATGGCGGGGATACCAACGGCAAAGGCACTAGTGTTTATTTTTGGAAAAACTAATGAAATGGAAAGTTAAAACAGATACTAAAACATATGTTGTTGAAGCAAATAGCAGTGCCAATGCTGTTGAAATTGTAAATACAACGCACAACGACAGCACAGCTATCAGAGGTGTGTCTGTAGAGCCCAAGAATCTTATGGGAAAAGCAAAGCAGTTTTGGAGGAATAACTTTGGTAAATAGAGAGTATAAAGTTGAGGAAATCTTTGAAGATATCGAAGATGATCCTGAAAACGTATTAATGAATATTCCACCTGAAATATCTGAGCAGATGGGATGGCAACCAGGAGACACGTTGAAGATAAACATAGAACGCGGAGTCATATCTATAACTAAGGTAGAGAATGGCTAAAGAAGGTATCTTAGAATTTGAAGGCACAATAATTGAAGTTTTGCCAAACCAAACGTTTAAAGTTGAACTTGAAAACAAACACATGGTAATCTGCTACACAAGCGGCAAAATGCGACAATTTCGAATTAGAATGGTAGCAGGAGATAATGTAAGAGTTGAAATGACTCCTTATGATCTTGAAAAAGGGCGTATTACCCGACGATTATAGGTTGACAACCCTCTATCTTTATGCTATAACGTATGTAACAAACAAGGAGGGTAAGATGAAACTGTTTAACACATTAACTTTTGATGAAGTAAGAACTGGACATTTCCAAGCGAAACAACAGTTTGGCAACTACCAGCTGAGTGTTGTTTTACTACCAGGCAAGACCTTGTACGAAGCAGCAGTTTTTGATCAAGATATGTTTGTACAGTTGCCAGGAATACACGATGACGACGATGTTATTCCAGGATTGACACCTGATGCAGTTAATGCTATAATGCTAAAACTAAAACTAATAGAGATGGCACAATGATTACTGTAAACGGCGGCAGCGCAAGACAGCAATACTATGCTTTCAGCATGGCCCATTTTGTTTGTGAGAAGTTTGGCATAAATCCTACTGTTGAAATTAACTTTAGGAATATGTCAAACGATCCTAACTTTGGGTATTGTACTGAACTTGAAGCAGGTGAGTACGAAATTGATCTTAAACGCAGTCTAAAACTAAGAGAATTGTTGTGTACACTTGCACACGAACTAGTCCATGTGAAGCAGTACGAAGAAGGTACACTAACACAGACCAATGAAGAAGGTATGGACTACTGGGATAAGCCTAGTGAGATCGAAGCAACTGGACGTGAGCCTGGTTTGTTTATTCGCTGGGCAGAAAAAAATGAATTATCTCACTTAGCATGGACACAAAGATAAATATCTGGTTGACAACAGCATTTAACTATGCTATAACTTAATAGTAGGAAGCATAACAGCCCTACGCAATTCTTAACCGAATCAAAATGGAGAGACAAAATGACAGTTAAACTTGAAACACGGGCAAACCTGCCTAAGCGTAACCCTTTTAGTGTTGCTAAAATTCAAAACTTGATGGAACGTAATCAGGATAAAGATTTATACGAAGATCTTGAAACACGTACTAGCCCAACTAAAACACCCCCAACACAAAAACTTATTACAGATGCAATCAACAGCTTGCGAGCTCGTTGTAATGGTACCTATACAACCAAAGACTTTGGTGGTGTTGAGTTTGTAGCATTTGAACTGTTGGATATTAACGTAGACAATCAACGTGATGTCGATTGGGATCACGTAGCACATATTATTGAATCGTTTGATCCGCGAGCAGTACAGGTTGTAAACAGTATTAAATTGCCCAATGGACGGTATAGTATTCCAGAGGGTCAACATACAGCAGTCGCATTGTACTTGTTGTGGAAAGCTGGTATGATTGAAAAAGACTTTACAGTTGCATGTAAAGTTGTAGATGCACTTGCAGTAGTACCAGGCAACAATACTAAAGGCGAAGCATTTGGTAACTTCTTGTTCCGTTTGATCAATTACAAAGGACGTAAAGCAGTTGAGCCTTATTACATGCACAAGAGTCGTGTAAGTGGTGTACGTAACTATGGTAGTACACTTACAGAAGATTTACATGCCGAGCGTATTCAGAGCGTAGTAGAAGGCGCAAACATGTATACACGCCCAGCAGTTGAAGCACGTGGCCAAGGCGCTAAGCCTGGCATGGTAACATACATTTCAGGACTTAATAAAATTGCTGAAATGGAAAGCGATAACTTTGATGTTGCAATTAACGACTTAGACTTTGCATTGAACTTGCACAATCAATACTTTGCAAATGAAAAAGGTGTTGACGGCGGCTTTATCCTAGCTCTAGGACGCTATGCTAAACTTGCACGTAAAAACAAAACAACTGTTACACGTGAGTGGCAGGATGCACTGATGCAGTTCTTCAAGACTACATACGCATCGCCAAGCAAGTTTCATAAGCAAGCAAAGAATCGTTTGGAGAAGTTTAATCGTTCGCATGACTTGCCAGGCGGCTGGAGCGACAACTGTTTGTTGAGCATTTTGATCTTAGACTTCTATGCTTACTGTGATGCAAACAACTTGGACTTTCCAATCTTGCCAGACCAGCACATCAACAAATACAACGGTATTTAAGATGCGTTACCTGTACATATGGACTAATCACTTAGGCCGTACATGCTATGGCATCACAAGCAACCCCGACACTCGTAAACGCAAGTACGAAGGACACAACGGCTTTGAAGTTAATTGGTTAAAACTTTATGCAGGTCCTAGCAACCATATCGAAGACTTGGAAGATCGTATCAAAGGCGAGTTTTGGGATCACTTGTTCCAAACAACTACAGGAAAATATGAGTGGATACGGGAGACTGTATCTACTGAACAAGTCATACAGTGGCTTGAGTGGGAAATAGAAAACACCTACGATGGATTAATTGGAGAAACAAATGATAAGTCTTAACAAACCGCACTATAGGGTATTCTTAGATGAAGTATCGACGCCTGCGGAGGTACTACGTATAATGAAAGCAAATAACCTAGGCAAATATTGCTATGCATTCCATGTGAAGGATAAGAATGTAAAATACATTATGAATATTGGAATGAGCGAAGGAGCGCATATAGGCGACAGGGTGTATCGCAAATGTGGCAACTTATATGGCTTTGGTCACAATGCCCTAACAGGCGACTTTGGTTCTGATATGCAAGTGGTTGTCAAACTTTTTGAAGATAAGTTTACTGATATACAAGTACACAAAGATAATGTTATTTTAGAATTGTGGGATACTAGTAATATCATAGTAGATTCTTTTAACAGTGCTACAATTGAATGTGAAAAGAAATTGTTTCGAGATTGTAAGGCAAAGTTTGGCATAATTCCTGTAGGAAATACCCAAGATCCAAACGATCGTAATAAGCAAACAATGGTGCCTAGTGTTTGGAATTATTTGTTTGAAACTAAAGAGAACAAAGTTGTGTATGAATCAGCTTGACAACAGTGTGTCTGTATGCTATATTAGTGTATAGGCACAAACAAAACGAGGCGCACCATGGAAGTACAGAACACTAACATGCATCCTACTGAGGATATTATTGCATTAGCATATGCAGCTTACCGCACAAACAACGGATATGAAAAGAACACACGCCGTTACAGTGAAGAGAAGCCAACCACATGGAGTAATAAAGAGCTTATTACATTTACAGCAAATTCTGATTGGAAACCTGAAGACTTTACGCCAATTGTAATCACCGACGAAGATCGTGAAGCTGCCAAGCAAGGTGAAAAGCATATGCGTCGATACAGTATGCTGGCACTAGGTGACTTGCCACAGTTTGAATCAGATCTGTTTTCAGCATATAGTGCTGAACAAACAAACATTAGTCGTGTAGGACTTATTGCTTATTTGCCTGCATTTATTGATCGTGAACTAGCTGAAAAAGAATTAAAACTACGTTACAAAGCTGAATTTGCTGATAGTAAGAATATTAGTACAGTTGGTGAACGTGTTACAGGTGAAGTAGAAATTCTTAAACTTATTCCACTTGCAGATAGTTTTAATGGCGGCACTGCTTATTTGCATTTTGGCGCTATTGGTAAAGATCTTGTTTGCTTTACTAAAAATGAAATGTATACTGTTGGTAAAACTTTTGAAATTGCAGCCAAAGTAAAAGGATATGACCTCGAGCGTAATACTAATTTGCCCATGACTCGTTTAAACTATGTAAAGCTAAGAAAGTAAATACATTATGATATATTGGATTATCGGAACGTATCTTATTGGATCATTTGCAGGATATATACTAGGCAAAGATAAACAAGAAGTTGTTATCGACGCTACTATTCAATCGCTAATGGACAATGGGTTTCTACGCTATCGCAAAAGATCAGATGGCGAGACAGAAATTATGAAATGGAATGAGCATGGACAATGAACACAATCACGATTTTTTAGGACTTGAAGACACTTTAGAAGAGGACGACTATGCTCTTATTATGAGCAAAGACGGTAGATTAAAGGGCATATGGATACCTTCGGGTTCTGAAGAAGACGAAGTGCCAAACGCAATTACAGATGTTATCAAACACTTCTGGGACGTTGATGCAAATGATGAAACTAGCTATGGAACTATACATTGACACCTATAGAAATTTTTGAATACAAAAAACGATGGCAAAAGCATCATCACTATAGAGTGCGGTTACACAGCGATCTCCAGAGACAAGGTAAAGACTGGTGCAAAGTACAGTTGATGAAACATCAATGGGATATAGTTGAATACACTGATGTTTATGAACATACATTTTTATTCGAACATCGTATAGATCTTAATTGTTTTGTTCAAGCAATGCCAGAAAAATTTATAAACCAAGAACCAATAGGTAAGTAATAATATGACAGAAAAAATTACAATGACTGAAGCAGTAAAACAATTGGCTGACTTAGCACGAGAAGTAGAGATCACAGATCCTATTGATTGGCAAGCTATGAACATTGATGAACAAACGGCATACGAGCTTATGGCTAGTAGTGTAATTGAGCAATTCGGTGGTGTTGAAGAAAATTTCAAAGAACCAATTATGATGAGTACTATTGTAAAACTACTGGTTGAAAATTTTGTATTGAATATAAAGTTGCATCAAAATGTTTAACAGCGGACACATAAATCCTTCGTGGGACATCGAAGAGTTTAAGGCATTAGACTACAAATTTGATACGCATAAAGACGATGCGTTACTAAACAAATTTGCTAGTACCGGACACAGTAAAATGTATATGACACTGTGGAATTACTTTCAACCCAATCCTTTTCCTAATGTTGTGTTTGATTATATTGTACCGCAGTTTGATTTAGAAAATGTAAGTGTAGCAATAAACTTGTTCACGCCTGGGCAATACTTGCCTGTACACGGAGACCTGTATGGCAAGTATAAAACCTTTCACGGATTAACAGACCAAACTATTACTAGACATGTTATTATGCTAGAAGATAGTGTACCTGGACAAGTATCGCAAGCATGTGATGTTACACTTGGAGAATGGAAAGCAGGAGATTGGATCAGTTGGGACAACGGAGATCCACATGCTGTATATAATTTTAGTATGCAGAATAGATATGCTATACAGCTTACTGGTACTCCAAAAATAAAACAAGACGAAATGCATTTTTAGGTTGACAACAGCACATAAATGTGCTATGTTGTTTGTATAAACAAAACAGAGGTTATTATGAAATACTTACTTGCTACAGCCGCAATTGCAACATTTGCTACACAAGCGTCTGCTGAAAATTATGCTACTATTACTAACGTCACAGCTAACTATCAAGAAGTAACAACCAATCAACCTGTTACAATTTGTAACGATGTTGAAGTTCCTATCTATGGCAACACCGGCGGAGGCGCAAGCGGCGCTGATGTGCTAGGTGGTATGATTATTGGTGGACTGTTAGGTAAAGGTGTTACTGGTAAAGACAATGGTGCTGCCGCAGGTGCAGTGCTAGGCGGTATTATTGCTGCTGATAATAATCAAGGAAAACGTGGCATTGTTGGCTACAAACGTGAAAAGCAATGTTACCAAGAAAATCGTTATACTACTGAACGTCAAATTAAAAACTATCGCATTCGTTATGAATGGAATGGTGTAGTTGGCAAAAGCTATACATATAATTCGTATAATGTAGGCGATCGTATTCCTGTAAATGTAAGTATTTCAGCAAAATGAGTTTTAAAGCTGATGAAATATTAGAATTGCTGTATAAGATTGATAGCCGTTTAGATATTATTGAAAAGTATTTGCACTTCGAAGATGAACAAGTTGCAGACATACTAGAAGAGCTGTTAGAAGAAGACGAAGCAGCAAATAACAACAACAGTAGACCCATGCTAACAATAGTTAGTAATGATGACGATACGGTAGTAGAGTTTCCTACTGAATAGAATACGGGCAGTTGGCTGAGTGGTTTAAAGCACCCGCCTACTAAGCGGACGAACGTTAATAGCGTTCCCAGGGTTCGAATCCCTGGCTGCCCGCCAAGATACAGGATAAGTATTTTTATGAATAAATGTCCTGAATGTAAATTTGAATTGGATCATAATGATTTTTGTCCAATTTGTAGAGTAAAAAGATAAAGCCTGTTTAGCTCAGCTGGTGCAGAAAAGGTAGAGCAGTGATAAATACATTGGAGGTATTACACCAATGAAAACTTATAACTGTTTACACTGCGGCAAAGAGAATGTATGGGTTAGGCAAAACACTAACAAGTATTGTAACAATGCTTGCCAAGGTGCTGCCACAAGAGAAGCCAGAATTACCAGATGGCTTAACGAAGACTATACTTGGGGTAATAACATTCCAGGTTGGATTAAAGACAAAAGCGGGTACTTAGCCCGTGAAAGAGGTTACACTTGCGAGTGCTGTGGTATTAGCAAGCATAACGGCAAAGACATTGTATTAGAGTGCGATCATATAGATGGCAACAATAAGAACAATGTGCCAAGTAATCTCCGACTGTTGTGTCCTAACTGTCATTCACAGACAGACACATTTAAAGGTCGAAATAAATAAAGCCTGTTTAGCTCAGCTGGTAGAGCAGGTGCTTTGTAAGCATCATGTCGGGAGTTCAAGTCTCTCAACAGGCACCATAGCGGATGTGGTGGAATGGTAGACACGCAGGTTTTAGGTACCTGTGCTTCACGGCGTGAGAGTTCGAGTCTCTCCATCCGCACCATTTAATGGCAATGGAACGTAGCATAATGGTAATGCCCTTGTTTTTGGTACAAGTGATTGTAGGTTCGAGTCCTACCGTTCCAGCCAAACTTGGTCCCTTCGTCTATCGGTTAGGACGCCAGGTTTTCAACCTTGAAAGACGGGTTCGACTCCCGTAGGGACTACCATAACAAAGGAATCATATGAAAATATTTGATTTTAAGCATTTACAGAAAGCAAGCACAACATATTTTGAGCATCTTTTCTATGCCGTATATTTTGCATGTATAGCACTATTAGTTTTTATCACAGGAATTATTCATGCATTTTTTCCTTTTATGTTTGGGTTCCTCCCATACAGATTAGCAAAGAAAATAACTGACGGAACTGAAAAGAATTTTAAATAAAATGCAAAAAAGTGGTTGACAATGGTAGTAAAGGCTGTTATATTAAGTACATAAGTTAGGAGATATCCTAAGTTAGATAGTGCAAGGAATGGCAATCCGTAGAGGTTGTAACTTGGTTCATAGCTGTAGTGGCAATGCAAGAGCGTAGAGATACGAAGTTGTATTTTTAGACGTAACCGTTTAATATGAAGCTCCCTGTTTTTGAGCGTGGCTCTACAAAGGGGTTGTTGGTATTCACAGAGTCCAACCTATCATTTTATATAAATAAGAACGTAAGAAATAAGGAATTTTAACATGCTCAAGACTATATCAATATGTATAATATATTGGCCACCGAATAACCGGGGTACGTCTTGAATGTGACTTTTTAAAAAGTTATTTCAACAAGCCCCTAGTAATTAATTTTATTAGGGGCTTTTTTTGTCGGTGAAGTGTTACGGTAGCACGTCAGTCTCCAAAACTGAAAGCCGGGGTTCGACTCCCTGCACCGATGCCAAATTGCGCCTGTAGCTTAGTTGGTTAAAGCTCCCCGCTCATAACGGGTAGATCGTAGGTTCGAGTCCTACCGGGCGCACCAAACGGGGATTAGGAAAGTCTGGTTAATCCGTCTGCTTTGGGAGCAGAAGATCGCAAGTTCGAATCTTGCATCCCCGACCAATATAAATATGTTTATGTTTAAAGCTCATAAAGAAATTATTTGGCATCTAACATGTATAAAATGTAAAGGATGGTTTACGTTTGCAACAATGGAAGACAAGTATTGTGCAGACAGAACAACTTGGCATTGCCCACATTGTGGAACCAAAGGAAGAATTGATAACAAATGAAAGTATTAATTACTGGAGGATGCAGCTTCAGTGCTGACAGTATGTGCTGGCCTGTGCATTTACAAGATAGACTACAATATGACACTCATTACCAAACCGGTGTGGGTAGTTCGGGCAACGACTTAATTAGTCGAAAAGTTATTTGGCAAGTAAACGAATGTTTAAAAGCAGGGGTTAACCCTGAAGACATGTTGGTTGGTATAATGTGGAGTGGCAAAGAACGTAGAGCATTTTTAATTGATAAGCCTGAAGGATTAGGAATATGCGAACCGTTTGATAGCGATACCAGTCCTCATTTATGGCCTCAAGTACATGCCCAACAACAAAGTTGGTGGGTGTTAATTGGTGTAGGATTTAATAGTTTGTTTTCACAGAATTGGTATAAGAGATATCAAAATCATCCAAGCGATAGTATATATGCTTATGAAAACATATTGAGAACACAGTGGTTTTTACAAAATTATAATATTAAATATTTCATGACCACTTATACAGATGAAGTATTAAAAGACAGGCCTGATGATCGTGCAAATTACCAGCACGACTATCTCAAAGACATGATAGATTTTGAATATTTTTTACCTGTGAGTAGTGAACACGGATGGTGTGTTGAAAATTGTAACGACCGTTTCCCCCATCCAAGAGATCCTCATCCTGGAAATTATCAGCACAAACTCTTTTCTGAAAAAGTTATTATGCCTTTCTTACGGGACAAGTATGACATTACCTAAGTGCATTGTACCGTGGACACAAATTGAAGTATGTGCAACAGGCTATGTAAGACCCTGTGCCGAATACTTGTATGAGTTTACAGACGAACAGGGCAACAAACTAGATTTAAACAACAAAGATACAACACTAGAAACTGTTTGGAACAATGCAGAATACAAAGCACTAAGACAGCAATACATCAACGGCGAACGGCCAGCAGGATGCAACAAATGCTTTAGCCAAGAAGACCAAGGCTTACTAAGTCGCAGACAGCGTGAACTTGAAATACACGGCAAACATTTACACCTTATGGATTCAACTGATGCTCCAAACCCTGTACTTTTTGATGTTAAACTAGGTAATCATTGTAACTTAAAATGTAAGATATGCAATAGTGAATTTACAAAAAAGTGGGAAGCTACTGAATTAGAATTATTTGGCCAGGTTATAAATCCTAGCTACGGAAAAAATTGGGTACAACAGCAGGATAATTGGAATAGTATTCTAAACATAAGCAATAATGCAGAAGTACTATATTTGAGCGGCGGTGAACCATTTTTAATCGAAGAACACAACCAATTACTAGAGCATTTAATTGCACAAGACAAAGCAAAAGATATTTGGATTAAATATCATACCAATGGTACCTTTAAACTAACAGATAAATTGCTAGAACAGTTTGCACAGTTTAAACGCATACAATTGCATTATAGTATTGACGATATAGGCGCTAACTACGAATACCAACGTCCGCCTGCTAAATGGCAACGTGTTGAAGATAACATTGTACACGCATTACAGCAGGACATTGACATACGTATAACATACACTGTGAGCTTGTTAAACTGTCTAAGCGGTACTGACATGCTTGAATGGTGTACTAAGGTAGGTATTCCGCATGAAAGCGTAAATGTTAATTTTTGCCACGATCCTATCTATTACAATATTAGTTTGTTAAGCTATGCACAAAAAGACTACATAAAACAGTTTTTAACCAACAACTCAATTGATCAGCAAGTTAGTAAGTTTATAGACACACAGCATGTTGAAGAAATAAAAAACAAAAATTGGCGAATAAATTCACGAAAAGAGGTTGACAATCTGCGTAGATATGTTATAAGTAAACTTGACAGTAAGGGCAATACTGCACTTGTAGATGTCAACCCTAAGATAGCAAAACTGGTAGGTAACGATGAAACTTAAAGAATGTGTATTACAAAAAAATGCTAACAGTGTGTTGGTTAAAGTCAACGATAACCGGGCAGTGTTTAATCACTTTGATGCGTTTGAGTTTGAAAAGCAGCACGATTATCACGACTTAGATCGTGCCCAAGAATATTTTGCAAGTCTTGTTGAGGAAGGTTACAAAGAACCTTTTAATCTATGAGGATCGACGGGCTCACTGAAGAACAGTGCAGAATGTTAGACACAATGTGGCAGTGTGATACAAACGAACAGCTAGTGTCTTGGTTCCAACAGCTAAACGAAGAAGAGCTTGAAATGGCATTAACACTGCATCAGTTGCTAGTTGACGAACTTTGCGAAGAAGAAGTTGAAAAAACTGGTGTAACAATGGCTCGTAATATGCTAATGTCCATTGGTGTAAAATGCTAGATTCACAAGCACAAGAAATCTTTGATGATAATATAAACATGATGGTGCCATGGTATCTTATGGCATCATTTGCTTACTATAAGCAAGACGATAGTATATTTTCAGATGCGTTCTTTGATAACATGAGTAAGGTTATGCTAGAGCGTTGGGATGAAATAGAACACTTTCATAAAGATCATATTAACAAAGATGATCTAGCAGCAGGTAGTTTTTTAGGAGAATATCCAAGTCGAGTCGAAGGCGGCTTAGACGCAGTACGTAAAAAGTTTTATACAAAATCAGGCAGTGTTCGTAAAAAGAAGGCATCAAAGCCTAAACCTTCACTGGAAAATACTATGGGAGCGTTTGGAGATCCACAAGATTTATTTGATTTCGGTTGACAATCTGTATTCTTGGCTATATAGTTAAACAAAACTAAGGAGTGGCAAATGGCACGAGCTAACAAAGCAGCGGCAAAACCTAAAAAGAAAACAGTAAGAGCAGTACGTCGAGGAGCAAATATGCTTCCGCTGATGCCTACTAAAAAATTGACTTGGATTAAAGCACACTATTATACACATTATGAAGTTGAATCAAAAGAATGGCTTACACGCTGTAAACTATATATCAAAAACAAATATGATAAAAAAATTGTCTCCGCCATCAATAAGTTACCAGATTGGAAAGTTGGTGGGAAGAGTCATTGGGCTTGTGCGGCATATCTTATAGAAAATGATTTTAGCGAACTTGTACCAGAAGGGCATGTGACTGGATTAAATAAATGGATTCTTGCACTTGCCGAAGAAGGCGAAGCTCTAGTAGAAGAAAAGAAAGCAGTTGACAAAACAAAGAAAAATGTTTACGTCCCTAGTATACAAGAACGTATTGCAGAACAAGCACAAGATGCCTGCGATGCAATCGAAGAATGGCTAGACGGCTTTATTACCGACAAGAAAAAGTTTGATCCTAAAGGCTTTGACTTTACTAAACATTTTGCTAAAATGAAAGTCACACAAGCTCATGCACGTAAGATTAAAAAGTATTACGATAACGAATACAAAGAAGCACAACTAATACAAAAACTTCCTACACCGGGCGAAATCAACAGAGAAAAAGATCCTCTAAAAAGCGACATGTTAGCACAGCTTAGAGAAGGCTACAGCCACCTTACTAAAAAGGATGCTAAAGCATACTTAGAAGCATTAGAGACGCTACACGGCGCTTGTGACCTTGTTATAGACGCTGCTAAAGCTACACGTAAGCCACGCAAGAAAGCACCTCCTAGCAAAGAGAAGATGGTTGCTAAACTCAAGTATCTTGAGCGTGATGATAAACTGCAAATTGTAAGTGTCAATCCGCTTGAACTAATTGACTCTAAAGAAGTTTGGGTGTACAATATTAAGACACGCAAATTAGGAAAGTACGTTGCAGATGAACATGCAACTATACGTGTTAAAGGCACAACACTATTACACTATAACGAAAAATCTAGTATCCAAAAAACACTTCGTAAACCTGATGAAACACTCAAAGAGTTCAAAAAAGCATCCAAGGTCAAATTACGTAAATTCATGGATGAAATCAAAACCACAGACATTAAGTTAAACGGTAGACTTAATGCAGACACCATAATACTAAAAGTTTATTAAAAGGATAAAACATGCCCCTAGTACCAATTGTAGTAGAATCAGAATCCAAAGGCGAACGTAGTTATGATATCTACAGTCGTCTAATGAAAGACCGTATCATTATGATGCAAGGTGTTGTTGAAGACAACATGGCTAATCTAATTGTAGCACAAATGCTATACTTAGAAAGTGTAAACTCTGAAAAGCCTATTAAGTTGTATGTAAACAGCCCAGGCGGTAGTGTTACAGCAGGACTTGCTATCTATGATACTATGCAGTTTGTTAAAGCACCTGTACACACAATGGTAATGGGTCAAGCAGCAAGCATGGGCAGTTTCCTAGCACAAGCAGGTGAAGCTGGAAAACGCTATGTACTACCTGAAAGCCGTACAATGATTCATAGAGTGTCAAGTGGCACCAGAGGCACAAGCGGCAGTGTACACGTACAAGAACTACAAATGGAAGATGCTATTCGTTCATTTGACGAAGGTAAGAGACTTAATAGACGTCTAACTGAGTTATATGTAAAACATAATAGTGCAGGAAAAACGTTTGAAGAATTGTTTGATACTATGAAGTTTGATACGTTCTTATCAGCAGAGGAGGCAGTCGATGCAGGACTCGCAGACAAAGTCGTTGAAAGTCGCTGATACAGTAGCAGCACTCAAAGGTATTCCTACAAGGGAGGAGTTAATGGAACTCCTCCAAAAGGAAGTGGCAATAGTTACATTTAAGAAATTAAATGGTGACGAGCGTGTAATGCCTTGTACACTTATTCCACAGTTTCTTCCTCCTGCTAAAAAAGATGATGCAATCACACAAAAGAAAGTGCGTGAAATATCAGACAAGGTATGTGCAGTGTGGGCAGTTGAAGCAAAAGGATTTCGTAGTTTTCGTTACGATCGTGTAACAAATGTAGAAATTATTGATAAAAATGACTACAAAATAAGACTTGGTGAATTTTGGAAAGAAATTGACTGAGTACTTAATAGATCTTTAGCCAACAATAAATATAGTATAGGAGTTCGCCACGAGCCTCCGTTATCAAAAGGCCGAAGGAAAAGTTGTTTGGACAAAAATTCACAAATTGAAAGACAAGTACATCGTTGGGATATCTACGCAAAAGTAGCCCCAACGATTTTTCTTGTTACGGGGGGTATATCTCTCACAATAGGTATTACATCGTTTGATACCTTGTTTAATATTGGTATGATCTTATTTGCCTTTACTGCCGTCACATGGTGGTTTTGGACCATTATAACTGTTAAATACATTATCAGGACAATGTCTTCAGCAACTACCAATCTTATAGAGGTAAAGCAAGATCTCAAGGATATAAGGAAATCATTGGAAGAGGAACGAAATGGCCCCAGTTAGAATAGTACTTCTAAATATTATGAGCGGATTTAGCTTGGCAACACTTATAGTAGTTGGTGTGTTGTACGTCAGTTTTGACAATGCATTTGTATTTACAGATACAGAAATCGGCATTACGAATAATCCAATAACTAAAGACAAAGATATAGAGTTCTATATGGTAGGGTCAAAGAAGTTCCAGTGCAACAGCACAGCCGTATATGGTGTAGCACACGCAACAGACGGCTCACACTCGCACAAACTAAACACCTTTACAAAACGCTACATACAAGCAACAGCACCAGGCGACCGTGTAGAAAACGGCTGGCATATGGCCGTACCGGATGATATGAAAGAAGGCGGCGAGTATCGTGTTAGTATGACAGGTGAGTTCGAATGTGTACACTTGATATTCAAAACACACAAAAAGCAAGAATTTGATAACATCTATTTAAAAGTAGACCCACGTTAATACTTGACACAATAAATAAACTATAGTATACTGCTATTAAGGACTTAGCGTCAACCCTTCTAACTCTGCCGCCTTACAAGGAGAATACATGGCTTATTACAGCACAAAAACATATGGACATAACATTGGTTTAAGCGCCTGCTTTAGACAACCACACGCAGATCATTCACACTGCCGTTTCTTACATGGATACAGTTTACAATTTAAATTTACATTTAGTTGCAACGAATTAGATGAACGTAACTGGGTAGTAGACTTTGGCGGATTGAAACCACTAAAGAAATGGCTTGAAGATAACTTTGATCACAAAGTTGTACTAGACAGCAAAGACTGGGCATTGGATAACTTTCGTGCGCTAGAAGATGCAGGACTTGCAGAGCTAAACATCTTGGATGGTGTTGGTGTAGAAAAGTTTGCTGAACATGCTTTTAACAAAGCACAAGAACTTGTAAGCGAAATGAGCAACGGACGTTGTTGGGTTGTAAGTTGCGAGTGTGCAGAACACGGAGCAAACAGCGCAATCTATGAAGGTTAAAACCTATATACCCGGTGAGACAAAAGACCAACGCAAAGCACGTAAAAGGTTAGAAAAGGCGCCTGCGGTTGAACCTGTAAAACAAGAGCTACCGCCAAGCAATGACAAGCATATTGTTTGTCTCAAGTGGGGTAATAAGTATAGTTCTGAGTATGTTAACAAACTTAACAATATGTGCAAAAGACATACTCAGCAAAATATAAAATTCCATTGTTTTACTGAAAACACTAACGGTATTGATAAAGACATAACTACGCATCCATTGCCAGATATACCACGAGTACAAGGCTGGTGGTACAAACCTTGGTTCTTTAGTAATGAATTGCCGTTTAGAGGCACACTATTGTTTTTAGATCTTGATGTGGTTATATGCGACAACCTTGATAAATTCTTTGATTATGAGCCTAAAAAAGACTTTGTAGTTATTAGAGATTTTAATCGTAGTATGCGAGCTCGTTGGGATAGGATTAACAGTAGTGTTTTTCGTATGCACATCGGTTCAAGACAGTCGCAGTATGCACAGTTTATATCACAAAAAGACAGTATAGTACATCGTATGCCAGGAGACCAGGATTGGATGTATCGTAATTGCAGACCTTGGGAATATTGGCCTGAAGAATGGGTACGCAGTTATAAGTGGGAAATGCGTGATAGACGAGATCTAGAACTAAAAAACGGTGTCAGGAACTTTAAAACAATTGGGTATCCAACAATAATGAAGGATCAAAGCATTGCAGTATTTCACGGAAGGCCAAACCCAAGTGATTGTAATGATCCTTGGGTAATAGAAAATTGGCGTTGACAAACTTTAAGAAACGTGTTATATTGTTTACACAATGGTACAAACAACTCAGGCAACACCCACACTATGCATGGTACAACTGTGTAGCGTGGGCATGGTCAAACTCAGGCACACACGAGCTAGACGGCTCGTACAGGAAATGGTAATATGAACGATCTTAAATTTACAACATGCGGCGATTATCTTGCAAGTCAGCAAGATACAAAGCGTATTGGTTTTGCTTGCAAATACATGCATCCAGACCAATCACAAAAGAAAAAAGTCTTAGAAGAACTACAACGTCCACTGACAGAAAAGTGTACAACAGTACAATGGCTAAATAGACAAACAAAGGATGTTGCTGAAGAACGGTTGTGGGATATTATGGCACACAACGCAGCGGCAGCAAAGAGGTTAGTCGAATATGTTGGAAGTCTTCCTAAAGAGTTACGTATGGTACGACTGGGTAGTAATCAGCTTCCTTGTTATACCCAGCGTGATTGGTCTTATTATTGGCAGCGCCCTGACGTTATTGCATTCTGTGAAAGAGAATACGCAAAAGTCGGTGAAGCGGCAAGAGCCCTCGATGTCCGACTATCGATGCACCCAGGCCAATTTACTGTACTTGCGAGCGACAACCCCGAAATTGTAGAACGGAGCATAGAAGAATTTGAATACCATGTCAACTTATTACGCTGGATGGGCTACGGTCAAGACTGGCAAGACTTCAAGTGTAACGTCCACATCTCCGGTAGACAAGGTCCAGCCGGTATCAAAGCAGTCCTTCCAAGACTGTCTCCAGAAGCACGAAACACTATTACTATTGAGAACGACGAAAACAAATGGGGTCTCGAAGCAAGCCTAGAACTTGCAGATGATGTTGCACTTGTTCTTGACATACACCATCACTGGTGTAATACTAGAGGAGAATATATTGAACCCGATGATGATAGAATCAAACGCATTATTGATAGCTGGCGTGGTGTGCGTCCTGCTATGCATTATAGTGTTAGTAGAGAAGATCTTCTTTCCAGTTACTCAACAACACAAAGACCAGACTTTGCGGCGCTTGAAGAACAAGGCTTCAAAAAAGCAAAACTAAGAGCACACAGTGATTACTTGTGGAACGATGCAGTCAACGACTGGGCATTGTCTCATTGGGAATGGGCTGATATTATGGTAGAAGCAAAATGTAAGAATCTTGCTAGTGGTCAATTGTTACAGCGGCATTTTATGAACAATGATGCTTTCACTGGTAAACTTGTTGCATGAGTTTAAATGTTTGTAAATCATGATGCCAAAATATTAATAAGTGTGCCAAGCAAGTGCGGAACGTATACATTTGCACACTTACTTAAAGGATGGCAAGATGTGTATACAAAAAAGTCAATTGACAATCTACCTTATACAGGATTACAAAAGACTCTAGCAGCCTGCGACAAACTAAAGATTAACTTTGACGACTACACTCATTATGTAGTTGTGCGACATCCACATAGTTGGCTAATGAGTGGATTTAGATTTTTGCAATCCTTTGGTGGTAATCCTCGACACTTCAAGTATCATAGAGATTACGAAGCGCACCTTACTGATGTACTTGCTGAACGTACACAAAACATCACAGTGTTTAATTTATTTTGGAGCGAGCATTGTAGTGTTATGCCGGACAAATACTGTGACAAAAATGCAATACCAGTTAAACTTGAAAACATAGATGACTTTTTTAAAACATTAAATGTTTTTAACACAGTTCCTATAAAAAATGTCACCAGTCCTCGTATTCCATACCCAATTATAAATAGTAATATACAATCTCTATTAAATGAGATTTCGGAAGACTATGCTAAAAAGTTTGGATATACACTGTGATTATTTTAAAGAACATGAAAACAAAGGTAGCAGTACTTGCACCTTGTAAAAATGGTAGCACTAGTATTGAATCAGCATACAAGGAGTTGCTTAGTGAGTATGAAAAAAATTATGAATGTAAAGTTAAAACCGTTGCAGTGTTTGAACATCTTGATCTAACAAAGTATAAAAAAATATACCTATTAACTCGTCCGTTTCACGATTGGTATTTAAGCGGTTATCATATGAAGGTAACATTGTATGCAGATGATAAATTTCCAAAACCTCCGGCAAATTTTGAACAACATTTATTAGAGGTTAAAAGATTTTATCAACGTTGCAAAGAAACAGCGCATATCGAAGATCGTACTGTAATGCTTCAAGATTGGAATACACAATGGCTAGGCCACTGTGCTATGAATTCAAAATGGATACACAAATACGTTCTAAATAATTCGAAACATGTTGAATATGTTGATATTAATAAAATTTTTAAATTTGCAATGGCACTTGAAAAAATACATCCCAAACTTAAAGTACTACATTTAAATAAAACAACTGATGTATATTTTAAGCAAAGACGTAAGTATGAGCAAGTTGAAGACCAAACAGACTTAGTACAGGAGTTAATAAATACAATATGAGAAAAACTAATTATATTACAAGCATGTATGCTAGAAAACAAGCTACAGCAGCCGTTGAAAAAAATCCTAACAGAGTGCTAGGCGGTTTAAAAGGACACGGCGCCGACCATTATAGTGTTCTTGGAGAAGACGGGCAAGAAAGACAAGTACCAACAAAAGCATATGTACAAGGCTTAGAAGAAAAACTTCGTAGACTAGAAGCACTAGTTAACGAACAAGACAAAAAACTAAGGAAATTAACAAATGATCAAAAAATGGATAGAACAGCGTTTAGCAGAGCGATCAACAATTGATGGCGCACTAATGATAGCAGCAGGAGCAGCTATTATTATCTTTTCGCCACTAACAAAATTAATTGCATACGGTGCAATTGCATACGGTGCATGGACTATTTGGAGAAATGGTTGATATTTTACAATGAAGCTAAAAATTTAGCTTTATTGACTATTGCAAAAAATTGTAGCGAAAGTATTAAACAAGGCGTTACTAAAGATTTTGTATATTATGATACTATAGATTTACCAAAAGATACTACAGCAATTGTAATTTTTAGAGATCCTTATGATAGATGGATAAGTGGAACAGTCGAATATTTTGCTTATCCTGAAAGTGTATCTTACCTGTCAACGTCTGAACATGGTGTACAATTGAATCTACAACAATGGTTAAATCGAGAACCAGTGCCTTGGGATTACCATACTAGCCTGCAATCAACAGTTTATAACTATTCTAATTTAGACCTAAAACCTTATTGGTTTTGTAACAGTGTACTTGAAGATATAAACAAAGATTATAACTGTTTTGACGAAATACTTGTTACACATCAAGAAAAACTTAGAAAAAAATACAAAAAAATAGTAAGAGGATTTATTGACAAAAACCAAAAAGTTATTGAATCTAAATTATCTACACTTTACGATGCAGACTATAAATTTTTTAACACACTAAAGTTTGTTAATAGGAATGTCGCTACTTGCTTTTAGTTGCCAAACTTTTTTAGCTGCTACACCTCTTTGTTGTGCAAACACTTTAGCATCACAATTTTCACAAACATGAAAGTAGTTATTATTGAGTCTTTTAGGATCCATTTGTCCACGCTCTCTTGTAAATTCATTATCACAGCAATCACACCTTAGTACAACCATAGTTTTTTTGCGGTTGTACGTATGTTGATTGCCAAGTTTGCTACGGCGCATATGCCAGGTATCAATCAAATATTCTTTTATAAACATAACTATATTTACATTAAGATTATAAAATACAACGATAAATATTAGAAAGGAACACTATGAGCATACTTACTTTAACACCAGCAGCAGAGAAACAAATTGACCTTTTAAGCGAAGAGAACGAATGCTATGGCATTACTCTTAACATCAAAGGTGGTGGCTGTGCTGGATTTGAATACGAATGGGGAACTGTTGCTAGTCCAACAGATCTAGCAAAAGACGACGAAGTAGTAAAAACAACAAACGGATGTGCGTTTGTAGTAGGAGCGCACAGTTTAATGTTTCTAATAGGAACAGAAGTAGATTATGTAAAAAGTTTAGTTGGTGCTAACTTTGAAATTAATAATCCAAATGCACAAAGTTCATGTGGTTGCGGCGTAAGCGTTAACTTCGACATGGACAATTTAGTACCACAATTTTAAAGGATAAGGTAGATGGCAAAACAACAAGTTGATATTGGCGTAGAGGGCAATGACGGTACTGGTGATAGTATCCGTGAAAGTTTTAAGAAGGTAAACGAAAACTTCAACGAACTATATGCTATTTTTGGTTTAGGTGGGCAAATTTCGTTTACCACACTTAACGATACTCCAAATAGTACTGTAGGCAACGAAGGAAAAGTACTCTTAGTAAATCAAGCAGGCACAGGTGTTGACTTTTTTGAACTAGTAAGTGATGCTGGAAATGCTGATCCAAATGATGAAGCCAACACTGTTGCTTTTAGTGTTGAAGGCAATCAATTAAAAATTAAAGTTATTAACGTAAACCTTGAAACAGATCCAAAGCCTACTATTTCAAATCCTTTAAAAGCAGGTGCAGCGTTTGCGTATAGTGCCACTACTAATCCTAAAATTATGTCAGATCTCGAAAGAGGTACTCTACTTACAAATTGGAATACAGTTCATGAACCAGATGTTGCTGACGAAAATATTATTCCAAGTATTGGATTAGCTAATAGAAAGTACCTTGAGAAAAATACACCTGGTATGGGCCCTCGTGTAGCAGACGAGCCAACTGATGCTAGTGATTATACAAAAACTATTGCAAGTTTCAGTGCCGGTGCTGCTAACATTGTATCGCATGGCTTTACAGAGGCTGTAACAGGTAGTGCTTGGTTGTATGATTCAACTACTACAGATGCTACAGGCTTAACAAGTGCCGGAACATATTATGTTAGACGCAATACTGCAAATCAAGTAACTCTACACCCAACTGCACAAGATGCATTAGATAACACTAATCAAATTATTGCAAGTGGCGGCACAGGTACACAAACTTTAAAAGATCCAACATACGATGACAGTGATGGAGGCCTTGATGGGTTCTGGACTGGCGATGCTATACTACCACGTAAAAGCATAACTAGACGTGAAGGCGACACCATGACAGGTGCGTTGACATTGCACGATCATCCACAGCCATTTGCAGGAGCAGGAACTCCGGCTGGTGCAGATGATTTACAGGCAGCAACAAAATATTATGTTGATGCACAGCAGTACAGTAAAAGTGAAAATATTTATGTAAACATCAACGGTGATGATTTACAAACAGAAACACCCGCAGGATTGGCTGGACGTAGCGAGAAGTATGCTTATAGAACAATTGCCGGCGCATGTTTACGAGCTGAAAGATTACAAGAAGCAGCAGATATTGATATTGGTCCTTATGTACAAACACTAACATACACAGATGGTACTGGTCTAAATAATGGTACAATTACAAACTATTCAAGTAATGGGTATACAGCCCCAGCAGTTGCAGCTACTACAACAGCATCAGCAATTGATACTAATAGACAAGCAATTATTGATCAAACTATTGCATTTATTGCAACAACATATCCTACATTTGTTTACAGCGAAGCAGTATGTAGAAGAGATTTAGGACTGATACTGGACAGTATCGAAAAGGATATTCTTGCAAGTACAGTAAGTGTCAAACACAACTATCTAAGTAGATATGCAGGGCTACGTTACTTTAGTAATGCTAGTGGCGAAGTTGCAATATCTCAAACAGGTGGCGGGCAGTATACCGAAACTGTTGCAGCAATTAGTTTTGCTAAAACTACTGCACTAGGATTTATTGCAACTGCACTTGGCAGCGGATTTGGGTCTGATCAATGGTATCTAGCAGCAAGTGCTAGATTTGACGATGTTTTAGATACTATCGATACTAGTAGTGCTGATCCAACACTAGTAGAAGCTAGTAACAATTATAAAGTATATGTTAGTAGTGGTAATAACAAATTTTTAACACAAGCTGGCGACCCAACTGAAGACGAGCCAAATATTGATATCTTTCCTGGTAAAATTATTAGAGGTAAGAAAAGTGGTGCTGTTGGTATTGTACAAGAATATAGTAGAGGTGTCGATACAGTTGGTACACCGGTATATGATACTATCGAGGTTAAACTACTACTACCGTTTGATTTTATCGAACAAGAAGAAATTGAATACGGTGCATTTGTTAAGAAACAACAGATTAGTATACGTATTGAATCAGGCACATACGAAGAACAGTTGCCAATTAGATTACCTGCTAACGTAAGTATCAAAGGTGACGAATTTAGACGTTGTCTTGTACGTCCAGCACCAGGTATGAGTTTAAGTTCAGCAGCCAATACATTCTTTTATAGAGATGCTACAATCGATGGTAATACTACTGCAACCGGTGGTGAAGCATATGTAAACGATCTTACAGGTGACACTGACGGATACTATGGCAGACACTACTTAACAAATCCAGCAGCAGACATAAACATAAGTAATTTTGGCGCAACTAACCCAGGTAAGTTTAACGAAGCAGCAGACTTAATAAGTCTAAACAGACAATTTATTATTGATAGAACTATTAGTTTTATTGCTGCAAACACTCCGCCTTCATACGTACAAGCAGATGCCGAAAGAGATGTAGGCGAAATAGTAGACAGTATTGAAGCTGATTTACGCACAGGTGGTAGAGTACAGTGTGGCATAAGTCAAAAAACTGCATTAGCAAATACAGTTGTTGCTACAGCAGCAAAGACTGAAGCAGCATTTAACAATATTGCAACAATTATTACAAGTGTACTAGCACAGACAGCATACGCAGGCGCTGGCGGTGTTACAGGACAAGTTGTAAATGCTAACTTAACAGCTGAAACAAATGCAAATACAAATGCAACTGCTCTAGTAAGTTTTATATCTTTTGCGTTTGATGCAGGTTATAATGCTGCTAAAGACAACAACGAAATGGACATGTTCCTGTGTAACGATAACACTATTATTAGAAATATTACAGCACAGCGACAAGGTGGCTTTATGATGGTGCTAGATCCAGAAGGTGCTATCTTTACACGTTCGCCATATGTACAAACAGGATCTTCATTTAGTAGAAGTATTAATGCTAAAACTTTTGCAGGCGGTATATTTATTGACGGTTATTGCTACAATATGCCAGCTACAGTTATTCAAGGCGGTAACAGCGATCCTTTCCGTATTCAAATCGAAGCGCCAAACACAAGTATTTTAGGACAACGTAAACCTAATCTTCCTTGTAGTTTCTTTGAGTTTGGTAGACGTTATCAAGTTAATGCTATTGTTGATTATGTTGCAGATAACGGCAGTGGAAAAGCTACTGCAACGCTTGTACTAGATAGTGCAGCTAATGGCGGCGCAGGTTTAGACGACGACATTGACTCAGCAGGTGGACCAATTGATATTGTTTTACAAGGTGCTGGTAACAAAAGTATGTTAGCAAACGACTTTACACAAGTCAACGATTTAGGTTATGGTGTAGTTGTTACAAACAACGGACTTTCAGAACTTGTTAGTGTGTTTACATACTATGCGCACACAGGCTACCTATCATTAAATGGTGCCCAGATACGTTCGCTTACAGGTAACAACAGTTATGGTAACTACGGACTGGTTGCAGAAGGCAGTGATCCAGATGAAGTTGCAAAAACTATTTCACTTGCACAAGACTTAGTACAACCTGTTAAAATATTCTCAGTTGATCAAGAAGTTGAAATAACAGGCAATAGTTCTGGTATTGCACGTGGCCAGATAATACGTCAATACGACACAACCACAGGTAATACTGCTCTTGCAACCGTAATTTTTAACGACGATAATGATACAAATAGTATACTAAGTGTAAATAGACATGTTACAGCAACTACAAGATATGATTATGCATTTAACGACACTGACGAACTAACAACAAATAGTGTTACAAACGACGGCGGGCTTCTAGCTGCAACACGCTACGTAATTGGTACACAAGGAACATCAGACTTTACCACTGTTGGTGCAGCTAATAACAACCCAGGAACAGCATTTGTTGCAACAGGCGTAGACGGCGGAGGTAACGGTACAGTTTATCAAAGCTATGGTGCTCCTGTAAGCATTACCAATAGAGACTTTGGTGCTGTAAAAGGTGTACAACGTGCGTTTATTTACGATACTACAAACTATCCTCTAAATGCATCGCAACTTGAAATTCATCATGACGACAGCGAAGGTACATTCCAGCCATACGAAGTTATCAACGTAAGTGAGACTGGCATAACTATTCCAGTAGATTATACTAACGGTGCTATTACTGACGATATTGGTTCTATCGGTCTAATTGGTAGTAAAGTATGGAGACTTGAATTTACTAGTGGAACAGGCGGTGGTGTTGCTACAGAAACAACTGGTCTACAGTTTAATGTTGCACATGCTACAAACGCTGTACTAACAAGTCAACAAAACGTATTTGTAAATGGTGTTAGTAGTGATGTTGTAACAAGACCAAGTACAGCACTTATATTTAACGAACAAGAAACTGTAACCTACAGAACACTAGCATTTGAAAATACTATTACTGGTGGTATACCAGTAGTAGGAGCACAGACTAGAATTACAATTGATGATAACTTTGATTATGTTGATCTAGTTGTAAACAATACATTTGCTGCACAGGCACCAGCTACTTATAGTTTAAGCGGTGGTACAACACTAGGCGATACACAAGGTGATACTCACATTGCAGTAAGTACAGTTTTAAGTGCAAATGATCAAGCTCGATTGAACTCAAGTGATGTTGACATGATATTTGCATGGCAAGGTAAAACACATATTATTACTAACTATCAAGTTGTAACAGATAGCGCAACAAGTACACAGTTTGGTATTATTAGCTTTACAGACAAGTACAACATTAGTGATACATATGCCGGAGCAGGACTAGCAGCTAGAGCAAGTAGTGCAGCAGGTAATAATATTACACTACAAGCAGGCTTGCAATCAGCTGAAACAGGTAATATCACAGTTAATATCAGTACATGTAGAGCTACATCGCATGACTTCTTGGATATTGGTACAGGTGGATACAATAGTAGTAACTATCCTGATAGAATCTTTGGTGGTCCAAAGATTGCGCCAGTTACTGATGAAGAAAGTTTAGACAGTGAAGGATTTGCAAGTAAAGCACAGGTACAAGAACGTAGTAGAGGACGTTGTTTCTTTGCAAGTACAGACCAAGACGGTTTCTTCCGTGTAGGTAGATTCTTTACAGTTGATCAGGGCACAGGTAGAATTACATTTAATGCTGCACTTGTTCTAACAAACATTGACGGTATTGGCTTTAAACGTGGTGTACGTGTAAACGAATTTAGTGCAGACAGTACATTTACAAATGCTACAGCAGATGCTGTACCAGTTGAAACAGCAGTTGAAGGATATATTGATAGACGACTAGGCATGGACCGCAACGGTACAGTGATATCTGGTGCTGAAATTATTCCACAAACAACTGGTGGCTTTTTAGCACTATCAGGTGCAGTACCAATGGCAGGTGATCTGCGTATGGGCGGTCAGCAAATTAACGACCTTGCTGCACCAACTAGTGGAAGTGACGCAGCAACAAAGGCATATGTAGACGCAGGAGACGAAGCATACGATACACTAGCTGAACTTGAAGATACTGATATTACAAGCCCAGTTGATGCTGCTTTCTTAGTATATGACGATTCAGCAAACAACTGGATTGATGCACCGTTTGATACAGATGCTGCCAACACCGATATTAGTCTAACACTAAATGGAACTAGTGGCTTTCTAGAAGGTCAGATTACCGCAGGTGCTATTGTAAACGCAGACGTAAATGCAAGTGCAGCTATTGCACAGAGTAAACTTTCTTTAAGCGATGCTACAGCAGCAGCAACCTCCGGGACAGCCGTAAAAGGTATAGCAAGTTTTAACAATGCAGACTTTGGCTCAGCAAGTGGATATGTAAGCATTAAAGCACTTGGTGTAAGTAATGCACAACTAGCTGGTAGTATTACAAACGCAAAACTAAGTAACAGTTCAATTACGTTTGGAGATGGATCGTCAACTGTAGCCACTGCATTAGGCAACTCAGTTACTATCCAAGGTACTGCAAATGAAGTAAGTGTAAATTTTGCCGATTCTTCACCGATAGCAGGTTCACCAACTTTCACAGTTAGTCTGCCAAATAAAATTGCAGCTAATGTTGATGGCGATATTTACGACGGTACTAGCCTGATATTAGATGTTAGCACAGGTGAACTAACTGGTAACGCTGATAGTGCTGATCAAGTCAAAACAATAAACAATACTACTAACGCAACACATTATCTTACATTTGTAGATAGTGCAAATGCCTCAGCAGCAAACGAAACAATAAAAACTGACGCTGGTGTAGCATATAATCCAAGTACAAACAAACTAACAATTGGTGGCGATATTGCAGGCGGTGGTGACTTAACACTAGCAGCATCAAAAACTGTAACTGCTCCAGGCGGATATAGAGGTGCTGGCAACGGCAGTGGTACTGACAACGGCAGTACTATTGGTACAAGTACAGATAGATTCAACACAATATATGCACAAACATTTAATGGTACTGCTACCGAAGCACTATATGCTGACTTAGCAGAAAACTATGTAGGTGATGTAGCATACGAACCAGGAACTGTACTAGTATTTGGAGGAGAAGCTGAAGTTACTACAACTAATACAAAATCTGATCATAGAATTGCTGGTGTTGTAACAACCAATCCAGCTCACTTGATGAACAGCGCACTAGAAGGCGACACAGTAGTTGGTGTAGCACTACAGGGTAGAGTTCCGTGTAAGGTATTAGGAAAAGTAGAAAAAGGCGATATGTTAGTAACAGCAGCAAAAGAAGGATATGCTATTGTTAATAACACTCCGGGTGTTGGTCAAGTACTTGGTAAAGCAGTTGGTACTAAAGGTGACGACGGCTACGGCATTGTTGAAGTTGTGGTAGGGAGAGTATAATGGCTAAGCAAACAATAAACATTGGATCATCAGTAAACAAAGGTGATGGTGATCCGTTACGCACAGCATTTGATAAAATCAATGATAACTTTGATGAACTGTATACAGCAGATACTTCCAATTTTGACGGTGCGTTTAGTTCTCTTACAGGAAAACCAACTACAATAGCAGGTTATGGAATTACTGATGGTCATAGACCTGCAGGTGTAGTATTAGTTCCGGCTGATACAGGATTTAGTACAGATAGCGTAAATCCTACAATACTAGATAACACTACTAATTCAACATATATAATCAAAGGCACTCCGTCAGTAAATATATATGCAGATATAGGAAGTGGTGCATATGTTGGTCAAATAATAAGATTTGTTGACGCTTGGAATGGCGGGCTCGCCGGTGCAACAAAGATCAGCGGAAATATTTTTGAAGCAGGCGGAGTACAAGCAGCATCACAACGTGAAGTTGGTATTGCCCAGTCTGCGGAATTTGTTTGGGACGGCACTGCTTGGTACTATTGGACATGACGATACCAACTACGATAAATATACATAACAATACAAGGATACGAGAATGGCAAGTAGATTTCCACTAATATTAGATGAAACAAACAACCAGTTGAGAGAACTGCCAGTCGGTGATGATTTAGATCTTACTGGCAATAACTTAACTGGGTTATCCTCACTAAGCACAACAGGTGGCATTACAGCAGGCGGTACACTAACAGCGCCGCTTGTGTTAGCAACTAATGCAACTGTTAGCGGAACAATTGAAGCACTTACTTATACTGTTGGAGGATTACCATTACTAGAACAAGTTAGTTTTAATAATCTATTAGATGCTCCAACTATTCCGGTAGACGTTAATCAGTTAGCTGATACAGATGGATTATTAGGTGGCGGATTTACTGGTGACTATAATGACTTAATTAACAAACCATTTATTCCAATTGACCTTAATCAACTTGGCGACACTGATGGATTGATCCCGACAGACCTTGCTGATCTTACAGACAACGGTGGCTTGTTAGCAGGCGGTACATTTGAAAGTTTAAGTGATGGCTTTACATTTGATGGAAGAGCAGATCAATTAGTAGTTGTAAATGCTACCGAAGAAAATTTAACTACTATTACAACTGCAAGTATTTTAGATGGGTTAACTGGCACTCAAATTACTGGCGCACTAGGGTTTACTCCTTACAATGCTACTAACCCAGATGGATTTATCAATACTGCAATAGGTATTACAGATGCTTTAGGTTACACACCATACAATAACACTAACCCAGCTGGATATATCACAGGTATCGCCGAAGCAGATGTAACAACTGCCTTAGGATATACACCATACAACGGCACTACTAACCCAAATGGTTATATTGATGCTAGTGAAGTTGTAACAGCAATTGGATATACACCATATAATGGTGCAACTAACTTACTAGGATTTTTAACTTCTGAAACTCAAACACTCGACGATGTTCTCCAACTAGGTTCTACCACAGCACTATCAATTGGAACAGGTGCAATAACGAGTAGTGGACAAATTATTGCTACTGATATGCAACTTAACACCGGCGGTCTTTCTTTTAACCACTCTAATGCATTTAGTATTGATACCGCAGGTGGTAACACCATGACTATTGGCGGCACCGGCAACTTAGTATTAGATTCAGGAAATACTATTGGTGTAAGTGCAACATTAAGTCCTGCTGCAAATATTGGCTTAGGCGATGCCAGTAACGAATTTGCTTCAGCTTACATTAGCGGAAATGTTAGCTTAGGTGGAATTATAGCAGACACAGCTAATTTACAAATTGACAACAACAACGCATCAGGAACAATCACATTTGAAGCAGGAGCTGGAATACGTGTTCGTGCAAATTATGTAGAACTTGCCCAAAGTGGCGGCGGCACAGATGCACAAAGACCAAGTAGCCCGTCAGAAGGTACATATATGTACAATAGTACACACGGATATCACCAAATATATCTTAGTGGTAGAGATTTTGTTAACGCAGCAGGCAACGGTCTTGTTACCGGCGGGTGGGCTACATTTATTCCACCTATCGGCGGAACGCCGAATGCAGATGATACCTTTATAGGAATGATGGCAATAGCCGACGGGCAAGCCTGGGATCCAATCGGCGATGGCAGCCAAGCACTAATGGTATTTTTAAATAATTCTTGGCTAGAAGTTGCAACAAATTAAAGAGGAGATTTAGATGGCAGTACAAACAATTAACATAGGTAATGCAGCAAACGACGGAACAGGCGACGATCTCCGAGAAGCATTTATTAAGGTAAACAACAATTTTGCAGACCTTGAAGCAGTGCAGGCAACCGATGGATTAAGTCTTGGCGCTTCAGGAAGTAGTGTTTACAAAGACAAAGTAGCCAACAGTTTAAGATTTAGAAATCTAATCGGCGGTAGTAACATTAATCTAACAGAACTAGACAATACTATTGTTATTGACGGTAGTGACCCTGTACAGCAAAGTGCTGTGATTAGTGATGTAGGCAGTATACTATTAGGAAACGGAAGTAGCTGGGCAATCTATGGCGGCGACGGAGTTGAAACTAGAGCAGATGCTAATGCTAGTCCAAACCCTCAAATTATTATTGATGCTGCACTTGAGCAGGATACTAGTCCAACACTTGGTGCAAGTTTAGATGCTAATAGTCAAAATATCACAGGTGTAAACAATCTAAGTTCGACTAGTGCATTGACAGCAACACTTACTGTAAGTGGCACCGGATCAATTAGTACACTTGCACCAACTAATATTAGAACTACTAGTACTAATTCAGTAGCATACGAAGAAAATTTAGGCAGATTTTTAACTTGGGACATTGGTTCAATTACTGCTACATACGAAGGGCAACTACAATGGTTTTTAGGAAATCAAATTGTAGATTTAGGAACTATCACAACTCCAGCGTCAGGTGGTATTGACGGCGGAAGTATTTAAGGGGGTCATATGGCTGAGCCACAATGGAGCGTAATCAACGGCAGTAGCCTAGGTACACTACAAGAAAGACAAACTATTGCTATTGACTTACCTCTTGTGGATACAACTGGTATAACTACAAAAGTTATTAGTGGTGCATTACCCGACGGATTAAGAATAGAAAACAATCAAATAGTCGGAACTCCGTATAATGTAAAAAGTATCAAAACAAGTGCATTCTGTATACGTGCCACAGGTGATACTAAAATTGCTGACCGTACACTAAAACTTACAGTAGATGGATACGACGAGCCAGTTTGGGTAACAGCCGAAGGCAACTTACCTGTTGGTCCTAATGGTGTTTATTTTATATTAGACAGTTCACCAATTGATTTTCAACTTGAAGCAATTGACTTAGATGTAGCTGCTGGCGAAACACTTGAATACATATTAGGTGACGGCAGTACTGCAGGACAGAATACACTACCTCCAGGATTATCAATGAATAGTGCTGGACGTATTTCGGGTGTAGTTGATCCATTACGTGCATTAGATATTAATGAAATTAGACTAGGTTACGATGCAGGTAGATACGGTACTAATGTGTTTGACTGGGGCGCATCTGCAGATGACAGAATTGAAAGTTACTACTACGGCGATGTAGATTTAACAAATGTTGACTTAGTGCAGCCGCCACGCAAACTTAACAGACGTTACACTTTTGTTGTAACTGTAACAGACGGCACTGCAATAAACTCACGACAATTTACAATATATGTTGTAGGTGATGATTTTACAAAAGCAGACAATACACTTATGGAAGTTAGTACTGGTGTGTTTACTGCCGATATTACCTTTGAAAGAATTCCAATATGGGTAACACCAAGCGATTTAGGAAAACGTAGAGCAAACAACTATACAACTCTGTTTTTAGAAACAGTAGTACAACCTGATGTTAGTGGTGCTTTAGTATATCAAAAGAAGCAGCGTAACCCAGGACAGTATAAACTAACTGCAACAGGTGAAATAACCGAAGGTTACTATGAACTTAGTGGCATACTTCCATATTTTCCTGTAAGCAAACGTGGACCAGATAGTCTCAATGAACAATTTGTAGCAGATCCAATTACAACTGACGAATTTACAGTAGTAAAAGCTGAAAGCGTAAGTGAACTGCCTCCTGGACTTGATTTAGATCCTGCAACTGGAGAAGTAGCAGGTATTATTCCTTATCAGCCAGCAGTTACAAAAGAATATAATTTTACAGTTAGTGCGCTACGCTATAATGAAGACACTGGTATTGTTACTGTGTTCGGTACGTTCTATGAAGATATGTTAGCTGGCACACAAACAATTAAAATTGCAAAACTAAGCACAGACTTAACAGATGGGATAGACGACCTAGTAGAACTGGTAGGAGAAGATGTTGAAATTGAAGGACGTAATTATAGAATTGAAGGTGTAAATGACGATAATGCTGAATTTGACACTGTAACACTAAACAGAGGGCTTGATCCATTTTACAAATATAATCCTTTGGTTGTAGCTGAACCTTCTGGTGCTAATGATTATTTCTATATTAACAAGCTAGGCACAGCAGATTTGCTATTCTACAATGGACAGGATATAATTTATAGCGATACTGAAACATATACCATCAATAGTATAAACGATTATGTAAAATATACTGTTAGTGTTGATCCAACCAACTCGCTCGAATTGGTTACAAATTCTTTTGATGATAGTGCTGGGGTTAGTCTTATTGACGGGTTAGAAAACTTATTAAAACAAGGAGACTTGCCAGCATACATTGTAGTTACAACAGGAGCAGCTGGAGTATACCAAGTAGAAATGCAGGTGCCATTAACAGCTAATTCTAGTAATGCTACATACATTAGAGAACTATTTCATACAGCTGATAGTGCGCCAATTAATATTACAAAAAATGCAGAATACCAAAGAGTAAAGATTGATAAAGTTCTACAAAGAACATACAATGTTGGTCGAAATATTAGCTTTGGTGCTGTACGAGGAGGAAACTTTGAAAAAAGTTTTACCAAAGACGAAAGCAACATACAAGAAAAAATTAAAACATTTACAATTCAAATTCTTGGAGAAATTGATAGTGTACTAAGTTGGAATACTCCTGCACTAATTGGAAGTATCAAACCAAATAGAGATAGTTTGTTTAGTGTAAGTGCAACCAGCACATATGCATCAGCTGTATTAAGTTATGCATTAATAGGCGGTACATTACCATACGGAATGACACTTGCTACAACTGGCGAAATTTCAGGAAGATTTCCAAGTATTGGTACAGTAGATAATCCCGGACTTACAAAGTTTGATACACAAAATACTACATTTGACGGCAATACTCAAACATTTGATCGAACATTTAAGTTTACAGTGTTAGCAAGAGATAGATTTGCAAATACAAACATCTCTCAAGAATTTACAATTAATATTGATACGCTTGATACCAATGAATATAGCAATTTGTATATGAAGCCATTTTTACCAAAAGTCCAAAGGCGCACAATTAATCAATTATTAAATAATACTACTGTGTTTACACCACAAAGTTTATATAGACCGAGCGATCCAAATTTTGGCGTACAAAAAGAACTACGTAGTTTAATTTTTGCTGGTATTGAACAAAAGAGTATTGGCGATTATGTAAGTGCAAGTGTAAAAGGTGTTAAAAGAAAACAGTATTACTTTGGAGACATCAAAAAAGCAGTAGCAAAGAAACCTGGTACTGATACTGTTTTGTACGAAGTTGTATACATCGAAATGGTCGATCCTGCATTGCCATCAAAGGGCGAAACAAGAGATAACTTTATATCACCAAATAGTGGAAAAGCAATTACAGTTGACAGTGTATCGTATGAACCAATTGACGATAGTTTTAGTGGTGGTGCCGGTGGTGTAGGTTTGAGTGTTATTCGAAAAGACAATACTACATTTAAGCTAGATTTAAAAACAGGAGAATTAACTGTAATCAAACGTGGTGGCGCAACAGTAAAAATAAATGCAGTTGGTAATATTAGTATAATCAAACGCAACGGTGCTGTTAATCTTATTCCAGTAGCAAGTACAACAACAGTTGACGGATTAGAAGAAACTTGGCGACTACGTCCTGACTGGACTACCATAAAAATTGATAGTGATGCTGTAGCAGTTAGTGAAGGTTCGGACGCTAGGACTTATATTAGTAACATTGAAAAAATGAGATCTAATCTTAATGCAGTAGGTGAAACTAGTAAAGATTTTTTACCAATTTGGATGCAAACTGCACAGGATGGAAGTTTACGTGAATTAGGATATACATTTGCAGTGCCTTTGGTGTACACAAAACCAGGCGAAGGCACACAGATGCTTGCAAATGTAAATAACTTTATAAAAAATAACACAGTAGGTTTTGCATTTAACAAACTAGATTACGATATTGATCGATACATTGTTAATGCAACTACAGAATCATCCGAAGATCAATATATTGTATTCGGTAATTATCAATTTAACAGCTAACGAGAATAAATAGTATAGCAGAGGAAATAACATGGCAAGCAGCATAGACACAAGTACAATTGACGCAGATTATCCAGTGGCAGGTATCGACAACGATAGCCAAGGATTTCGCGACAACTTTAATAGTATAAAAACAAACATAACAACTGCTGGATCAGAGATTACAGCACTACAAGCAAATCGTGCTAGAATTGATGCAGATAATAATCATGTTGGCAACGAAATCCAAGATGCTGAACTGTTACAAGTCACTGAAAAGTTTAACAACAGTAGTCAAACACTAACAGCCGATCACGAAGTAGACTATAGAGATGCACATGTACATCAATTTAATGCTACTGCACCAGCAGGTAATATCATGACAGTATCGTTTGTTGGATGGCCTACAAATAGGTATGCAAAATTACGAGTTATTATGAGTGTAAGCAGCGGAGTATCAACTAACATTACACTATCTCCTGGTAACGGCACTGGATTAAATGACAATAATGCTGCATGGGTTGGCGGAAACAATATCCTAACACATACTGGTTCAATCGGACAAAAAATTATTGTTGATGTGTTTACATACGATACAGGAAATAACTTGTTCTTTAATTACATAGGATCGTTTGATTGATGCATCCGCAAGCCGAAGTTAAAACTTTATCTGTACAAGAACTTGAAAAGAAACTATACAAACTTAACGGAATGTATTTTATGACCGACAACGAAGACGTTCGTCAGCAAATGATTTTATTAATGGATACGTACAAGCTCGAGCTTGAAGAAAGAAGATTAGGTCAGCAAAAAAGTGCAGAAGAACCTAAAACAGATCTTGACAAATTAATAAATGTAAGTTAAAATACATGTATGCTTATGAAAACAGACGAACTCGGTATCCCACGATTCTCTAATAAAGACTTAGTAGATATGATTTACAGTGGCAATGTAGACAAGTGCCACGTAGTTCTGTGTGACTCTAATGATGATGTTGATAAATTTAATGCTGCAATGGAAGAACAAGGTCTAGACAAACTACAAAAGTATATTCCATTAGATGTAGACGAAAAGACTTTTGACGGTGTATGTCAAAGTGAATGGTTTATGCCTGAGCAATACAAGAACATGGACATTGCAGCATACTTGCAAAATAAATGCACAACACAAGAAGAACTTACACGTTATTTTGAAGAATATGCAGAGTTTAACAAAAGAGGTATGTTACCATTATTACGCTATATGGTCTATCTTGTAGACTTTATGCGTGAGAACGACATTGTATGGGGTGTAGGTAGAGGATCGAGTGTAGCAAGTTATGTGCTATACCTAATAGGCGTACATAAAATTAATAGTATTAAATATGAATTAGATTGGCGAGAATTTTTACGTTGAATAATATATACCTAATACAAGCAAGTGATGCATACGGGCCTAATAAATTTTTGCCTTTGGCGATAGCATACCAGTGGTGCTATGGAAAAAACGACAATTGGAATCTAGTAGACACATTAATTGAAAAGCCAGTGCCAAGTGAATATGTTGCAGAAATGGTAGAACCAAAAATGGTTGTAATGAGCAGCTATATTTGGAACTGGGAATACAATAAACAACTAGCAACTGAAGTAAAACGTGTGTACCCTAATTGTGTAATTGTAACAGGTGGTCCGCAAATTGACAAGCGTGACAAAGAGTTTTTTGACAAATATCCATACTTTGATGTAGCAGTACACGGCGAAGGCGAAAATGCTATGAAAGAGATACTTGCTAGACCAATTGGTGAGTATGACGACATTGTACACACACAAACACGTACACACATGCCTAAGATGGCAATGCGTAGAAAAAGCATAGCAGATATTCCAAGTCCAATACTAGAAGGATTCTATGAGCCAATTATGGCAAAGTATCCTAAAGACACTATGTGGCAAGTTACTTGGGAAAGTTTGCGTGGATGCCCTTATCACTGTGCATTTTGCGACATTGGTGATAGTTATTGGAACAAACTTACATTGTTTGATATGGAACGTTGTAAACAAGAAATTGAATGGATGGGCAAAAACAAAATTGAGTATGTAAGTGTTTGTGATAGTAATTGGGGATTGCTAAAACGTGATGTAGAACTTACACAACTTGTCTTAGACGCAAAAGAAAAGTATGGCTATCCTATGTGGTTTGATGCTACATGGGCAAAGAACAATGTAGATAGAAATTTTGATATTGCATTAATGAATAAAAAAGCACCTGTAAATATTTTTAAAGGTGTTACGTTTGCTATGCAAAGTTTTAATGATACAACACTAGTTGCAAGCGAACGCTTTAATATCAACGAAGAACAAGTTGCGGAATATTTAGAAAAGTATAGGGAAGAAGATATTCCTACTTACAGTGAACTTATTTGGCCTATGCCAGAAGAAACATACGATAGTCTAAAAAATAATGTGCAAAAACTTATTGACTTAGGACAAGATAGTTATCTAATGATACATCCTTTGGTTATAACATATAACGCTACAATGGGCGACAGCAAATACCAAGATACATATGGAATGGGTGTTAAGGAAATACCTCTAGACACATTTTATCTACGTGATACTGATATGGAAAAGTATATTTTTGAATACACTGGCGCAGTAGTTAGTACACGCACAGCAGATTGGAATACAGTATTACAAGGCTTTATGTTTAGCTGGGTAAGCATCTTAATGTATTATTACGGTTTTGGACATTATCTAGCAAAGTATCTAAGCAAACAAGGTATACGTGAAGTAGACTTTTTTGAAGATTTACGCAAATGGATAGT